CTTGGTCTTAGTTTTCGCTCCGCTGCTATGGAGTTATTCAAGACAGAAGACGGTAAAGTTGGTCCAATTCTTAAATTTCCAGCAAAAGACACCGACTTATCTAAACTGCAAGGAACTTGGATTAAAAAATCAAACAGTATCTACGTTCAGCCAGGATTTGAAAAAATTGTTGCTGACGTAAACGCTGACCCGTCTTTAGGCCGATGCGACCCTGAATATGCACCATGGGCGATTTTGAGCGCTGGCGGTGGTGTAAAAGTAGATAATGAGGCTGAGGGCGGAGACGGCCAAGGAGACATTACTTTTACCGACGGATTGCTGTATCTAATAATGATGGGGGAAAATGGCGGAAACGCACTTACTGAAGCGCAGAAAAAAAATATAGATGAGCTTCTTAATGCTAACTTTGGAGGAAGTTCGTTTAGGGGTCTTGGATTGTCAAAAACCGTTGAGACACCCACTGGAGCAGTGGTGCCTTTAAAAAGTAATGCGACAAGATACGGACCTTGGTCTGCGGGGGGAGGAGCATCGCAATCATATGGCAAGTCTGAATTTTCAGTAGACAGCACCTTTAATCCCTGGACATACGGAAGCTTCAGCGCAATGACTAGAGCAGCTCAAATAACAGCTCAATCTAAAGTTGTTAGTTCTAGATTTAGTATACTAGAGTCTGGTCAGGGCAAGATATCAGGCCTTCCGTCAGATATTGGCATTGTTGGACTTGGAAGAAGTTTAGCTAATGCAGGGGCAAATTGCACATCTATAAATGTTAACGTGGGTTCTGGAGGTGTAACTACAGACATTCAATTCAGGACCTTTGTTAGAAACTTTGGCGAGATTGCACAGTCAAGGTTAGAATTTTTCGAAATGATGGCTGAAAAACAACATCAATTCCAAAGAGCGTTCAATTTAAAATCAGCGCAAAGAGCAGTAAATGAACAAATTAAACAATTCCACAACGCAAATACATTTGGAACTCCAGGAGGCACTCTAAGCACCTCTTCAGGAGCAAAAGCGTCTGGTCTTAGAAATTCTTTAAGTGGAAGAAGCTCAGCTATCATAGTTGGTCAAAATTTTAAAGGTAGCGAAAACATGCCTCAAAATTTTCCATCTGATGCTGTTTATTCAAGAATCATGATAGCCCCCTTAGAGGTAATAGTCTCAGAAGCTGATTCCAACGAATCTGGATTTTGGGATAGTACAGCCGGTTGCTCGTTAGATTCTATATTTACACCCTTTTCAATCAAAGAGGGTTCAAGTTCTAGCAGCACTAGCTTGCTGCCCTCAGTTGGTATAGACGACGAAGACAAACCAGACAAAAACACTTTTAACGCTGGTAATCCATTTGATTTATATCAGTATATTAAATTGGATTCAGACTTAGAAAAATCTTCATCTTCCAGTAGCACTGATTGGAAATATAACACAAACACCACTCATGTATTAAGGAATCAAAAGTGTCCGAAGGAAGGTACAAGATTAACGTCAACAGCCCCATTTAAAGGAGCTAGGTCTATAGCACTAAGAACCCCAATGGTTGTTTCTGGTTGGGGTTACGATAGATATGGCCTTCCTGCACCAAACTCAGGAGAAGAATCTAATACAGTAGAGGAGACGTTTGTAAAAAACTGGTCTATTGATTCTAGAGAATGGAAAACAGGCGTATTAGACTTACGATGGGATGAAGCAAGAAAAAGCTGGACATGTTTCAATGACCCCATAGACCAGCCTTTTTATAGTCCAGCTCATCCTTTTAGATTAAAAATATTTCCCGCAAAGCTAAAATCTGAATTTTCAAAATCTGGAGTTCACTGGGAGGCAGAGGCAGAAGTTGATATGAAATGGTTTGCAAACTGTCATCATCAGGATACTGAATCAAGAGATGTTCCAGATTGGATTTGGTGGCAATTTGGAAAAGCTGGTGCTAGTGACATTTATTCTAAAGCCTCCGTTAAAATTAAAGCCTGTATTCCTCAAGATGAAGAAGATACTGGTGCCGGAAGTGGAAGTGGCGACGGAGGCGGCGGTGGTAGCTCTACCTTTTTCCTCCCGGAGGAGACTGGGTTTTCATATCATTGGGAAGACGACGCTGGGACACTTCAGCCAGATGACCCCACTGGCTCGGATGATGCGACTTTTGAGGATGGAGGCCCGCCCTCTGATAAGGATGAAGAAGAAGGTTTTTGGGAAGGTGTTGCTAAATCATACAAGGAGGGGGATACAGTACTTGTGATGTGGGACAGCGACACAATGAAACATCCTAGATTTAACCAAAACCCATCCGAGGGCAGTGAAAGAGACGATAGACTTGGAGGTTGGCATGAAACTCATTTCAGCAATTCTTTACCTACGGACACAGAATTAGACCAAAAAAAAGATGATAATACTGGAATTAAAGACAGCACTTTTGAAAAAGTTTTTAGCGGCTCTAAAGAAAAATGCGAAGACTACAGTGGTTTTGATACTACCGAAATCAATTTGCCAGTAGTTGGATTTCCAGCACCAAAGACAGAGGAATGCCCAGTTCCAGATGAAGATAGACCTTATTGGCCGTGTCATATTTATGAAACTTTTCATGGGGCAGATGGTGTAGATTGGGCAGATGACCTAGACCATGATTTCGGCTATGACAATACAAAACATCAATATCTGGGGCATTACGCTGAGGGGCACTCTGAAAACGAAGGCGACCCCGCTAAGGTTGGTGTTTATTGGATTAATCAAACAGACGCTTGCCCTATTTTAAGAGACGACGCGAACCGACAGATTATTGACCCAGATGACCCAACGTCGGGTGATGAGGCGTCTAGAAAATGGGGGTTGAATCGACCTCAGCCAGAAGAAGGGGATGAGGGCTTTAGTAATGCTGGCCCTGGAGGGGGAATCGGTCGAGATGAGTGGCCGTGTTTTCTTTGGGAAACTTTAGGAGGCGCCAAAGACATAGAGTGGGGCAAAGACCCCGATGGAGCTAGCCGAGAACCTGGAGGTATGGGCTGGGATGATGACGAAGACCAAATTCTTATTCATAAAAAAAATGAGGTTCCGAAGTGGGATACGGCTCCAGGGTCCTGTCCAATTGATGATGAAGCGTTGGAAGCAGAATGGCCCTGCGACATTTGGAAAATCTACGGTGGAATTGCGGGCATGCCAGCGGACCCTGATATTAAGGACAGAGGTTACGACGAAGACTTCGTTCAGTTTGTTGGACATAATGAAGGAGACCAATTACAATTCCTAAATATAGACGAGTTTGGTGATGGAGTCATGTTCAGATTTAAAGAGGAAAAAAGAGTAGGTTCTGACGCCGAGCCAGATAACGCAGGAGACCTTCCTGTTAAAATAGAGGACACTTTGGCGGGACCTAAAGGCTTCCCGGATGACCATTGGGATGAAGACGATGAGGGAAATAGCCTTAAACCAAATCAAGATTTTGGTTTTAGGAAAGAACCCTGCGATTTAGAGACTATAGTTTTTGCTAGAAACAATTTTGGTGGCGCGCCGATATTCCAGTGGGTAACTGCGTATGGTTGCGGAATTAATTTCGACGCCTCGGCTGTCGACCAAGATGCCGCCCCTTGTCACTTGTGGGAGACTTATAAGGGATGGGACTCAATCAAGTATAGAAAAACTGGGCCGAACTGTGATGAAGTAGAAACCTCCGATTGTGGCTTTGACCCCAGTAGATTACAGGTCCTTGGTCACACCGGTTCAGATAACGCGGACGATGTAAAGATAAAATGGATAAATGTTGAAGATTGTTTTACTGAAGAGGCAGACGATGCGAATTGACGACCTCGACGACTTTATCGACTTTATCGGGGATTTACCTTAGTGTTATTGGAGGCTGCTTATATGTCAGACAATATAAAGAAAATAAAAACTTTTACTAAAGCCGTTGTTAAGCATGCGGCAGATGGATTTTCTAACGTTTGTGGGGAAGAGTATGCTGAAAGAATGAAAATATGCAATAATTGTTCGTCAAATAATAAAGGCATTTGCACAGAATGTGGGTGTATTTTATCTAAAAAAGCTTGGTGGAGAAGCGAAGATTGCCCAAAAGACAAATGGCCAAAGTAGAAATAAATGGTGTATATATATAAAAGGAGATTACTTTAAAATGGCAACGATAGATTTTCTTATAAATAGAACAGGCTTTGATTATGACCTCAAGCTTGGCGGCTCAGGGCTAGCATTCTTTGGAGACGCTGGTTTTGGCGCAAGCGTTGAGGTTGGTAAATATCAAGGGACAACTTTTGTGTCAGACGGCACCGGCAGCAGCCGTGGCGCTCAGGCTCAAAATATAAAATTTCTCAATGCTGGGAGTGGTATAATTGGAGCTTCGACTAGCGGCATAGGATTGCAAGCCATACCAAATTATCAAGCTACTCTTAATATTAGATTTACACACGACTCACAGGTGAAAACCCAGAACTGTGAGCTAAGAATTTATGATAGGTTTAATATTAAAAAAGCAGCCTCGGGTGTAACAACAAAAGTAGCCGAGATTATTCACCCAAGAGTTACTCAAACAGCGACAGGCTCTGGAGACAGCCAGTGGATTACTCCTGCTGGTTCAGGGGTTGTTGTGAGTTTTGCAAATTCGCCAGGAGTTAGCGGAGTTTTTGCCGGAGATGGAGTCACAACTATATCGACCGTTCAGTCCAAGAGACACGATTGGTACGCTGCAATTTCTGCTAGCCCAGACTCTATTGGAAATAAAACTCAATACGGATTATTCTTTGCACTTGAGTATTTGTAATAATAAATCAAAAAATTAGCCCTAATTTATATATTAGGGCTTTTTAATTATATTTGATTTTTCCAACCATGGTACTCAACTATAAAATGCTCCAAAAGAGACTCAAGCACAGCCGCCTCTGCTGTAGTGATGCTGTGTGAAATTTTTGTTACATTTTTATTTTTGTCTTGAGATGATATATTTAAATACAGCTTTCCTTCGCTCCATTTCAGCCTAAGACTTGTGTTCCCATGATTGTTTTGATGGTATAATCCGGGCTCTATTTTTCTTCCCTGTTTTGGTTCTGGTCCTACAAAAGTTTTCCTTCCCTTTAAAACTAATAAAATCTCACCTATATCAGGAAGACCTAACTTCATCGTAACTGACTTTCCTTTATTCTTATCATTGGTCGACGACCATCCGAATGAAGCGTTTTTATTAGAGTCAAAACCAGTCTGCTGAGCAGACTCTAGAAATAATATGAGGTCAGCGTAATCTGATTTATCTATGGTTTTCCATTTAGTCCTGCACTGAAACTTAGATGCAGCGCCGGTGCCTTTTGAGTTAGGCTTATATATCCTATACTCTTTTGCTAAAATTTTCTTCTCTTGTGTCATCGTTTTTAACCTTCCAGTTTTCATCATACACCCCAACCCCATCTGGTCTAGGAGCATCTTTTCTTTGTATTCTATTTAAATGCTGAAGCATCTTTTGCGCAGACTGTTCAGAAACCTGCTCTATGCAAACATATTTCAAATCTCCGCAATTTATAAATTCTAAAACATTTAGATTTGTTCTCTTGCATAACATCTCTATGACAGTTATTTGCTGCTCTGTAATAGGAGTAGACGGAGACCATTCTTCCTCCAACGTGCTTTCATTAGAAGCCAACTCCTCTGCTGTCAGAACCTTTCTTAGTCTAAGCATCTTTCTGTAAACTCTTGACTCTGCTCTAGTTCCAGCAGTTGCGGAAGGGTGCTTAAATATTTCTTCCGGAGTATTTAATCTATTTGCATCAGCCAAGTCTTCAACATATATATAAGACCCATGCCTTGGGTGACTGTCCAGCAACACAGGCTCAATTGTCACTCCAACAACGACTGTCGCGTTCCCTTTATTTGACACGGTTGGAGTATCATTTTTTATAACCTCTACTTTAGCTATCGGCCCAATCACATCTTCTGCAACCCTACGAAGACCATCACAAGTCGGAGCCCCATTTTCTAGCTCATCGTCCGCAAACTGAGACATAACCCACTCAGACCATTTTTCAGTATTAAAAGAAGGCTGAACAAGCTCTAAAGAGCTAGATAGGGCGTCAGTGTCTACAGCAGATAAAATATCTTCCTCTTCGCTATCAAATTCAAACAATTCATTTGCTTTTTTCTCTTTAGTTTCAATCAATAGCTGAACAAGAGGCTTTTTGCTTTGAGATAAAATCTCTTGGTCCTCCACGCCCAGAGAAATAAGCTCTTCTCTAATATCTTTAACGCTTACGTCTTCGTATCCGTGTTTAGTCATCATAAAATCAAACCTCTATTTCTTTAAATCTTTTATTTTTAGCTGGCATTTTTATAGATATATCTTTAATTTCTTTTTCTATTGCGGACCATGTATCTCTCATGGATTTTTGAGACAAAGTTTTTCTCTTCTGAGAAACTCTTATCACCATAATTCCATGATATCTTAAAAGTCCATTTTTTTCATTGTCTGACTTTATCGTTTTATTTAAGGCCTCTTGTCCCCAAATTGGTAAAAAGTGCGAAGGACCATCGATTTCTATCGCCGTGCCAAGCTCTGGGAGATATATATCCACCTCTAGATTGGCGTTCGGTACAATCCCCTTCTTATGATATTCTATCACATAACCAGATTTTGTCAATTGATTTTGTATGTATTTTTCAAGCTTAGAACCCTCAGTGGAAGCCCTTTTTATCCCTGGAACAGCAGATTCTCTAAGCTTAATTTTATCTTCTTCCGACATATTTCGCCACTGTTCTCTAGCCGTCTCCCTCCTTGCCTCAAGCTCCTCATATGACAAGTTTTCCCAGTTTTGAGCCACAGACTCAGATATCTTTAGCTTAGACTCCTCAGAATGCCCCTTATCTTTCGTAGGATGGCTGCTGCGGCCCTTTTTTAAAGCCACCGCCTGCGCAGACCCCTTATCCCTAAGTTTAATCCCATGCGATTTTAGCGCCCTTCTAACCTTATTTGGATATGTATCAAGTTCTTTTGCTATATCACCAATGCTTCTTTCTTTATCCCAGTATTGGGTATGGCACCAGTTCTTGTCTTCGAGCTTTTTCATTTTATAATCTCCAAAATTTCTGACATATTAAAGTCTGAAACGACATGCTCAACATCTCTGTTAAATGCATTTTCTATTATTTTTTTATGAGGTTCGCTTCTGGCAATAAGACTCAAGGATGTGTCTTGATATACCTTTTTATATCTCTCGTACTGCTTTATATCATTTCCAGTAATCCACTCTAAATTCCACACATAGAAGAATTTTTTGCTTGAAGGAAAATTTAAAAGCTTATAGGCCGTAGAAAAAGAGGTGGCAATCACCGGACCAGACATTCCCCATGCAGACGATATGTGCATGACAGAAAAATTTGCCGGTAAACAGTTTTTATGTTTGTTTTCATAAAACACTATTCCGTCTATGTTTGGGCAAATAGCTGGCAGATTGTTTATTTCGCTTATTACACAAAAGGAAAGCTGACTAGCCCCAGTGTCAGAAACAAGCACACTAAAGCTTTTTAAATTCGTTGTAGTCTCTAACATAATCTTCCTCGTCATATTTTTTTGAACACAGAACATGCAAGACGGCATTATCGTAATATGTTTGTTCCCCCCATGTCATTTCTGGCATGTATAAAAAATCACCCTCATTTAATTCATGAGACTCATCTACAAGAACACCCTGTTCATCTTTAGCTACGGTTCTAACCACAACCCGGCCACTAAAGCACAAAAGAAATTGTTTATTGGTTTTGTGTGCGTGATAACCCCTAGTCTGACCATTTGGCACATTGCTTATATCCATAAATCTCTTTACAGTAAAGGGGACGCTTGTAATTAAGTCGTTAATTGATATTAGATTTCCTCTTTCGTCTTTATTAATGTTTAACATAGTTAGTTAATCCCTTTCCAAACTTTCTTGACCATCCCAAGTTCTCTGCTTTTACGCTATTGATTGAATATCTTGCATCTTGACCTAGCCTATTCTCCACAAATTCAACATGGCTTTCGTAGTCCTCTATTCCAAACCAAGAACAAACTTTCTTAACAACCTCGATATTAGACAAAGGGTTGTCGCCACTTATATTGTATACGTTTCTGTTTTCTCCGTATTCGATAACATACCATATTCCGTCTACGTTATCCCTAACATGAATCCAGTCTCTAACATAGCTGCCATCTCCATGCAAAGGTATTTTTTTACCGGAGCTGATTGAATCTATACACTTTGGTATTAGCTTTTCTGGATACTGCCTTGGCCCATAATTATTTGTGCTTCTTGTTATCTTATAGTCTATCCCAAAAGTTCTGCCATAGGACATAATCATCATTTCTGCCGCAGCCTTTGAGCCAGCATATGGGTTGCTGGGAGTTAGCTTGTGGTTTTCGTCAAAATGATTGTCTCCGTCGTCTGCGTCTCCATAAACCTCATCTGTGCTAATATGTATAAGCTGAGGCCTTGAATAAACTTTTCCTCGTATAAGCTCCAGCAAATTATAAACACCTAAAACATTACTCTCTATAAAAATTGATGGAGAGGCTATAGAATTATCTACATGACTTTCTGCAGCAAAATTAACGATATAATCTATATTCGGAGGAAGCCTTTGTATGTCTTGTATATTTTCATTTACGTGTTCATACTTAGGATTGCTGTCAAATGGAAGGGACTTGCTTGCCGCATAAGTCATGCAGTCATAGTCTATTACCGAAGAAACATTGTTCATCCCAAGAATCTTTTCAACAAAGTGGCTCCCAATAAAACCCCTGCCTCCCGTTGTCATTATTTTCATAATACTTCTTTAATCTTTCTTATTATAAAATCAACATTTCTTTCTGTAAGAGACTCATTGAACGGTATACTTACAGTGGACATCGACTTTAGTTCTGTCTCTGACATATCTTCTACAATTTTTATATCATAAAAAGAGTACATGTGTGCCGGTAAATAATGTATTCCCGTTTCTATATTTGATTCTCTCATCTTTTTTGAGAATCTATCCCTATCTTCTACCTCTATGCGATAAAGGTGACAGCTATTATTTTTAAGAGAAAAGGCTTCATTATATTTTTCTCGTATATGCGACAGCCTCTTATTTTTAGCATCTAGTTTTTTTAGATTCTCAAGAGCCACATAGCACTGTGATGAATTTGGGTGCATTTTCCACCCTGGAAAGGCAAGGGTTCTTTGCCAGCTTCCCGCACTCATTTCTACGTTGGATATTCCGAGGTGGCTCGCTGTGCGGAACCAATCTATTTTTGCTTTGCTATTTGAAACAATTATTCCTCCGTCCATCCCTCCCACAGGCTTTGTAGGATACAGGCTAAATATCATCAAGTCTCCGTCCTCAGCCTGTTCAGAGAATTGATTTTTTGTAACTTCTTGTGCAGAGTCTATTATTTTAAAAGCGTTATATTCTTGGTCGCTTTCGAGACTCATTTCTTCAAACGCTTTTTCGGTATCATAAAGAGTGTAAGCAGAGCCAACCCAATCACAATCATTTGTCCAGCAGCACGGAACTCCGATGTTGTGTATGATATTTGGAACCACAATCGGTATCATGCTGGGTATTTTTACTGGATTTTTCTTTAGTATTTCTTCAGGTATCCCTAGAATGCTTATCATTGAAAGATAAATCAGATTGCTTGCGCTGCTTGCAACACATGCGTATTTAGCTCCCACATATTCAGCGAATCTATCTTCAAGCTCTTCCTCAACACTGCCATGTAAGAGGTGATTAAATTTAGATGTATCTATTACATAGTCATTTATGTTGAATAGTTTTAATTTTTTATTTTTTTTAAATAATCTCATTTATTTGGTATTCCCCAATCATCACCGAAATAACCTACCTCAGCCCTATATTCGTCTGATGGGTCGTATGCTTGGTCCATGTAATACAATAAAATAGAATTTGGTTCTAGCGCCATATATCCATGATATATCCCCGGAGGTATATGTATGGTTCTCGGCTGCTTGTCAGAGAGATATACGAATTCAAAGTCTCCGTTTTCTTTTGCGAGACCAACCTTAAAAGAACCTTGCAAGCAACACCAATAGTCGTGCTGTATTTTGTGCCTGTGCCAAGCCACAACATGACCAGGGGTTCTTATCCTAGACACCATTGTTTGTCCACCGGCTTCTGGAAATATGTCGCAAAATCTTTGCGCTCTATCGTCTTCGTGAAATCTCATTTAGCTTATCCGTGTTCATACTTACGTCAGGCATCATTGTAGAGTCCGCGCTATTCCTCGTCATAGGGCTCACCTTTTGATGCAAACTTACAAAATCGTATATGGATTGATTCGGTCCTCCAATATTTATTATACCAAACTCGCCTAGCAATTGTAAAGTAATTTTTGCAGCTTCATCACTAAAAATAGAACTTTTTTTCACATCAATCATTGCTCCTGGATGCGGGAAAGGTTTTTCACACATAGCTATTCTTAGTATAAGAGAATTATCGTACATTCTTACGGCACATTCCCCACCAAGTTTTGACCATCCATATTTAGTGAAAGGAAGCACGCCGTCCTTCTCTGAATAGTCGCCATCTTTTCCAGGGTATACATAATCTGTTGATATATATATTAGCTTTATACCTGTTGTGTGGCAAGCATCAACAACATTACAAGTTCCTTCAATATTTATTTTCATGCTTTTCATTGGTGCAAGCTCATGGTTTTTCATCGGTCTTGTCATCGCCGCAGCATGAACAAAATAGTCTGGATTGCATGATATTATTTTAGAATAAATCTGACGAGGATTTTTTACATCCATTTCCTTTCTAGGAGGAGCGAATATTTCAAAGTTCTCAGAACCCTGAATTAATAATTGCTTTGCAAACTTTCCTAAGCCGCCAGAAATTAAAATCTTTTTACGCATTTAAGTAATCCCAATGTTTCTTTTATTCCTCGTTTTATGCTTCCGTTTAAATTTATCCCGGTTGCACTGAGCTTGCTGTCGTCTACAAGGTAGGAGAACTGGTTAAGAAGGGGTGTCTTGACCATATTTACTTCAAGGTCGGGAACGTAAGCTTTTATTATTTTTATAATATCACTACATTTGTAGTTGTCGCTAAGTACATTATATGTTTGACTTTCCACGCCTTTGTAAAGAAGATGAGAAATTGACCTTTCTGCGTCTCTTACGTCAAGATATGGCCTGTGGTAGTGATAGTTTTGCTCCCAAACTTCTAGGGGCTGTTTCATCGAAGCGGCCCAGCAGAAGTGATTAATCGCTGTATGAAATCTCATGCCTGGAGTTGCCCCAAATATTGTTCCAAATCTGAGAATCAAGTGTCTAGGGTAATTTTCTCTAAGAAAGTTTTCTATAACCAGTTTAGACGAAGCGTAGTAGCTTTGTGGCTTTAAAACGCTCTCGTCATCTTCCTTAACAATATCGGAAGCTGTACCATAAACGCTTGTTGATGAGGGAAATATAAACAAAGGCGAACTGTCTATAGAAGCTAATTTTTTTATAAAGTCTCTTGTGTGTCCAACATTGATTTTTTCAATGCTTTCAGAGTCACCTCTGGCCGCGTCTGTCACGGCAGCAAGATGAAGAACAACGTCAAACTTTTTTAAAAACTCTTCGCTTAGATTCTCAAAGCCGTCATTTATAAAATCAATAGGGTATGGAAGATTCATCAAAGAACAATACCTGTTGGTAGATAAGTCATCCACAACAGAAATTCCATTCTCTGCAAACGAAGTTCTTATAATATAAGAGCCTATGTGCCCAAGACCGCCCGTAACTAAAATTTTCATATTACAGAAACCTCTGGAACGTGAGTAATCCAAGAGCCTTTAAAATCTGAATACTTCGTAAGTATCGCGTCTTTATAATTCCACGCGCCAAGAAATGCAGCGTCAACAGAATCATCAAACCCTACTCCTTCTTCTATAATCGGTATATGCTTTCCAGGAGAGAATTTTCCAATTTTATCGTCTGTCCTATCAGTTATATAGTCTATTAACTCATTTCCAATTCCGCAATAATTAAATACTGTGGTAGACTTGGAAGTTGCGCCAAAGCTAATGACCTTCTTGCCTCTGTCTTTTAAAGCAGATAGAGCGTCAACAAGAGCCTCTTTGCTTTTCTGTACGTTCCTAGCGAATGAGTAGTATATTTCAAAACCACTCTTGTTTATTCCGCAAATTCTCTCAAATTTCATTAGGGTGGAATCAACCTTTTTTACGGGGTTGTTTTCATGAACGGCATAAACCCTGCAAGAGCCTCCATGCACATTCTCAAGAACATCGACCTTCCATATCTTTAGACCGGCCCTTTTAAGCATTATAGACAAAGAATGTAGGGAGAATATGTGTGCGTGTTCATCGTATATTTGGTCATACGAGTTTCTCATAAGCATAAACACCAGTGACGGGTCTTCAAAAACAAAAACCCCGTCTTTGTCTAGGCAGGAGGCTACGGCTTTAAACGCACCTTCTATGTCAGGTATATGGCACATGCAATTCGCAGAGAATATTAAGTCTTGCTTTCCATTAGATGAACATACGCGGTCTGCAAGTTCTTGGGTCCAAAACTCATCATAGGTTGTATACCCAAGTTCTTGTGTATGTCTAGCAAAATTAGAGCATGGTTCTACTGATATAGCCTTAGATGGATGAAAGTTTTTTAAGAACGCGCCGTCATTACTTCCTATCTCCATAACCTTGCTTGGATTTAATTTTGACAGCAAATTAGAGGTTCTTTTAAAATGAGACTCCATCACTGGAGAAGCGGATGTGTGGAATGGATAGCTTTCATTAAACATCTTTGGCGGGTCTACAAAATCCATAAGAGAAACTAAAAACGTCTCACTACATATACCAACAGATAAATTGAATGTATACTCATCTTTACCCAGGTCTGATTCTTTTAAAAACCCGTTTGCAATGGGCTGTGTGCCCAAATCTAAAAATTTTATCTTAGACATAATGCGACCTAATTACAATCCTTTCTTTTCCATCTTGTACCACACCACCCATATGAAAGGTGTCTGTGTCAAAAGCAAATAAAGTTCCAGCTTTACCCTCAAGAGGCTCTGCATCCTCTGCGGTATAGTTTAAATCTAAATAATCTAACTCTAATCTGTTAGCTATTGTTTTATAGTCTCCCCCAGCATCAACGGTTGCCTGTGTTCTTAAAGTTTCACCTAGTTTCCTAGAACCAGGAACATATCTAAACGCCCCGCTATATTCATCGCAATCAGTCAAATATAAAAAGAATTTGAATGTATGCGTTCTATCAAAATGAAGAAAGCCGTTTCTGTCTGTGCCATTATCGTTTTGATAGTCGTGCGTGGCCATAACCGCCCTAGCTTCTCTCTTGCCGTATTGTCGCGCCACACTGTTGAAGTAATCAGTATCAAAAAACTTTCTAATATCCCCGTCCTGTTCGTTTAGACCGCCCATATTTATTGCTGTTCCAAACTTATAGTTTTTGTCTCCTCGCTCATCGAGAAGAGACAGGGTTTGAGATTTCAGCCTTTTAACAATATCTGCATCAATAAGCTCAGGATATATGTAAAGGCCGACATCTTTTATTGTCTTTATAACATCGCTGTCAACTGCTGTGTTATTCATTGATTAACGCCTCTGCTAATTTAAGGTCAATTTCATTATCTATATCAACTGAACGCTCTCTGGGCATATAGTAACTGCATATTTTTCCTTTATAGAAATTTCTGTTTTGTCTAAATGCCTCCCACTTCATTCCGTAAAGCGCTCCGTTTGGTCTGTATATTTTTTCATGGTCCTGGCTTCTAGTGTTTCCAGACTGCCAAGGCTTACTTTCATGCCAGTCCCTTATCTGTTCACCCTCATGCGTCAATCCAAGTTGAGGTGGAAACTCATAGTCCGTAATGCTAATTATTCCATCGCAGTCATTGTTGGCGCTTAATTTGTCTTGAGCATCAACTGCGTCTTTAAGACTCCTTAATGGGCACGTTGGAAGAAGCAGCCAAATTTCGTCGGGCTTACTTGGACTTTTGTCGTATATATCATAAATCCAATTTACTGTATCTATTACCTTTGAGGTGTCTGAGGACAGCTCTTTGGGTCTTAGTAGGCCTGCTACAAAACTTCCTTCTTTATTTACAACATCGTACAGAAGATTTTCTGAGTCTGTTGTGAAGACAGTGGTTTCAAAAGCAACAGAGGCAACATCAACGCTCCACTGCCACAGAGGGTATTCTCCTAGTTTTGCCCAATTTTTTCCTGGAAACCTTTTACTTCCGCTTCTTGCTGGAATTACAGCTAATCTTCTTTTCATTGGTGATATCCGTATTTGCTTAAATCAAATTTTATTAGCTTAGAGAGTTCTTTATTAGAATCTTTGTATTCTTGCATCAACAATTTTCTTATATCTTCTCCGTTTTTTTGTCTTTTATAGGAATCGTTCCGACTGTCGTTCTTTTTTGTGCTAACACGGCTTTTTATTTGCTCTAACGCTTTTAAGTCCATTTCTTTTGCCATAAAACAATAAAGCCTATTTATTTCATTTTCAGTGTTTTTGAAAAGGTTTTCATATATTATAACATGCACATTTTTTTGTCCAAAAGTTTTTACTAATTGCGTGTATGTATTATTAAAATCATAATAATTTTTAAGCTTTTTTGTAAGAAATTTTCTATCAAACTTTGAAATGAATCCGTTTAAGTCTTTAACCCATATATCTGGACTGTTCCATTTTTGGTGAGGCGCTCTTTCTTGGTGCAAGTACATAGAAAAGAACATGTCTGTTTGATTTCTAATGGATAAAATAACCTTGGTGTTAATATTCTCATCTACAAGGTTAGAGCAAATTTTATTACAAATTGATTTTACATGATTGTCTGAGCAGATATAAAATTCTTTTGATGGCGTTGGCATATTGTTTCTATCTGTTATAGCGATATTCTTTTCAAAGTCAAACTTTCCTCTAGGCATAGGCTTCATGAAAAACTCGTCAGAGAAGCAAGCGTTTGAATTTTTGTAGAATAAGTTTTTTAAGTTATCCATTTCCCTTAAATAAAGGGTGTTGTCTCTTTTTTGCTCAATAGACTTTCCAAAATACTTTGATTCAAATATTATCGGGAACATGAACTGCTGCATCCATGTGGTAGCTGTCTTGTGATAGCCTATGTGTAAAAAGTTTTCTTTCATTAAAAATATACCTTATATTCTTCATATTCAGACAAGCTGTCCATAAAACACCGATACACATCATCGTCTTCATGGAACGGATGTCTATTTATTTGATTTGTGTAAACCCCGTTAAATTTTTCTGCTTCAGTTAGATACCCGTCTTTTTTTGTGGTAGTATCTTTTATTGTAGAGCTTTGAGGTATAAAATGCTCTCCATTGGAACCCTTTATATCATTTAGATTTATTGAGCTGAGGTTTACCGAAAAAAAAGAGTATATATCTTGCATCTCTTTCTCTGGCAAATTTGCTAGACTCTCGTATCGAATTAAATAAAATTTTTCATTATTTTTTACCGACTTTAACTTTTCGCAAAAAGATAAGGTGCTGTTTAAGCTGTCTTCAAAGGACCATCCATGTTTTTGCATAGAAGAAACCGCTCTATCCAGGGGGTTTCTTATCATTGAAACCCAAAGATAATCTTCGCCTTTTTCTATCCATTCGTAAAAATAACATAAAGCCTGATTCCATCTATAACAAAAAACTTCAACATCAGGAAAAGCCTCTTCCATATTTTTTCTTATATCTTTTGTGCTAGACGCATCATAAATTATAGACCTCCACGAATCTTTGCTAAGACCATAATACTGAGCGTAATCGTTGATATAGGAAAGACTCTCTTTTTTAAACAAGTCTAAACTTAACTCAGGCCGATTAACAAACTCTTTTCTACACATTCCATGAGGCCACTCCCCCATGTTTTTACAAGAAAGAGGCTCATTAAATCCAGGACAGAAAGCAATTGTTTTTTCTTGGCTTCTAAGAAGCGCGCTCATTAGAGTTGTGCCAGAACGAGCAATAGCATCAAGAACTACATGTTTAGCCATCAATAATATCCTCCACAAAGGTAGCGTGTCCAACTGGATAATATTCCTGGGCATTAAAACGCCACGATTCAAACGTAAATAACTTACAGTATTTGTCTACAACTTTTCGTACTGTGTCGTCATAGTCGTGAGAAGCTTTGATGACTCCATCAATATATTCTTCACTAGCCGGTTCAATATTGTTTTTTTTGCAAATCTCATCTAAAAAGGCTCTTAAGAATATTTCTCTTATGTCACCTCGGTAAAGACATGATATAATAGAAACCATTTTTGGGCAGGACTCGTTCCAGTATTGCGTTGAAACCCAGTTGCTAAACTTATGTACCTTGCCCCCTGTTTGTAATATGCTGTTGCCAGGAATGAAATAGTAATAAGACTGGTCTTGAAGCCTCTTGCACTTGCCTAAAATCGCTGATGTATATGCCCAAGATTTTTGAAATAATTGGAAATCATCGTTTTTTAAAGCGTCCATAATCTCGAAAAAGCATTTCATTATAGAGGTTCTGAAAACGGCGTAGTTAAAGCTGTTAAAATTACTTATAACGTTCAACAGCCTGTCTTCGGGAAGTTCCTGTTCTATTGATTTTCCTGTGTACAAAGAATCCTTGACGCTTATTTCTGGATATATCTCAAGTGGCCTTACGTCATTTTGATAGGTGCTGTAATCATCGTTTTCGCTCAAAAAATAAGCCCCATTCAGTATGCCGCTTAAATTAATAACATCGTCGTTATCAAATATCATGCAACTCGGAGTTTCAACCATTTGAGTAGCCCGATGCATTTTGTTCATGTATCGAGCTATGTTTTCATCAAAGCCGTTATAGAAATACTGTATATCCAGGCTCTTATAGGAGCCAGAAAACGGAACCTTGCTTCCGTCCGCAAGTATAACTTTACACTCGCATTCTTGCTGCTCTAACCACTTCAATGACCGGTCTGTAAGCTCGTGCCTGTCTAGAAGAGGGACTATTAACGTAAGGGTTTCTTTCATTTCTTGTATATGTATCCGTCTGGTTGGCATGAAAACAATAGTTTATTTCTTATGTTCTCGTCTCTTTCAAACTCTGGATTTTCTTCAAGAAACTGATTCAAAGCGCTTCTTGGGCTGTTTCCTGGTCCCCAAGGACGATTTCTTGCCGCTCCGTCTTCGTGGTATCTTGGGTCGTCAACTAGAGTGTCGCAAACAACCATGTAGCAGCCAGGGGTAACAATGTCTGAAAAAGCGTTGAGTTCTTCAAGAACGTGTTTATGTGTGTGCATAGAGTCTACTACAACCATACAACTTCTATCTCCAACAAACCTTTTAATTACCTCTGCGCTCAAAACGCTGTCTCCTATAAGGAACCTAATATTTCCTTTAAATGCGGTTGCGTCTCTTAGGTGGTCTGGTATTTGGAGGTCTACCCCTATTATATCTCCCTGATGAAAAGACTCAAGGAACATTGTAGTTCCTCCCCACGCAACACCAAGCTCTACTATGACTTGAGGTTTAGTTTTAAAAACTATTTCCTGAATAGCAAACAAGTCTTGAGGTAGTTGCAACGCGGGAATTCCAGCAAAGTTTGTTTGGTGTATCCACCTATGTCTGTCAGCCCTGACCAATACACTAAACGCATCATCCTGAAGCTTACAGTCATCGTGCATACCTTGCGCATCTTTTTTTAATTCTGAGCTAAACTCGTTCAAGTTTTTCATTTTTTATCCTGTCAAATAAAACTTTAAATGGCTTAGGCGATATATTATATCTCCTGATAGTATAAATTAATTTTCTTTTCATCTCATCAAAATATAAATCATTCATAGACTGCAATTCTGCATCTGTTAAATTATTTATAGACCCGTAAGAATCTAAGAACAGCTTTTTTTGTAATTCATTTTTTGTTAGCCTGTGCAGTGAGATGGCCAAATCCCTCGCTTTCTCAGAAACACGCATGATATCGAAATCTATTAAACCTATCATTTTTCCGTTTTTAAATATCAAGTTGCTAGGTATGTAATCAAAATGTCCAATCTGTCTAGGAAGACTAACGCAAAACCTTTCTGACCTATCTATTAGCTTAACCGCCTCCCTGACCTCGCTGGTATAGTATTTAATACCCGATAAGTCATAGGGGTAAACGTCTCCGCAAACCTTTTCAACCTCTTGTTCAAGCTCTAATTCTTTTTCAAACTCATCATGAAAACGGGCAAGTGTTGTTGCGGCCTGTATTAGAGAACCTTCTTTAAAATCATAGTGATTTCCTGAAATATAATCATACAAAGAGTATGTTTTTCTAGATTCTGAAAAAAATAAACCGCCTTCTTTTGTTTGTGTTGTTCTCGGAACCGGAAATCCTTTTTCATGAGCTTTATTCATGAACGAATTAATTAAGCCTTGCTTTTCATTTGAATTTATATTTGTTATTTTTAATATATATTTATTGTCTAGATTATATACATCTCCATACAAAGCATTTATCTTCTCAATGCTTCGATTATGTATCCCCCATTTGCTTCTAACTATATTGTCCATATATATCAATTAGAGTTTCAATTTTAGGGTCTAATATTTTTTGAGCTTCTTCGCTTATTGGGTTCATAGGCTCTCTTTCGTCTATTCCCATAATGCCTAATTTAAAAAGACAGTATTTTGAAGCAGCATGCCATCCAAAATTTTTGCATGAGTGCAATAAGTCAGACATTTGTGAAACTATTTCAGAAGACTTTTCTTTGTCGTCATTCAAAATTAAATCGTAAACTTCTTTTCCAAATCTTGGAAATATGCTTTCAATTCCAGTGAAAAATCCAGTAGCACCGTATGGACGAGCCTTCAAGAATGTCTCGCTTGCCGCGACCGCCACTATAATACTCGTAGATTTACCTAAAACACGCCATATTTTTTCTGAATGTTCTGGGTCTCCGGCAGCTTCCTTAAATCCTATGACCCTTGGTAAAGAGCATATTTCTACCAAATCGTCAATTTCATATCTATGTGTTTTTCCAAAGCTGGTTTCTACTTCGCTTCTGGTTGGTGTAACGTGAAGCATTACGTCAAGGTTTGTGTTGTTCACTATCTCTTTAAAATAATCTATTAAAGGACCTGAGCCTTGATACCTCCAAGGATATTCACAGATAACAATTTCAGCCCCATCTCTTTCTGCTTGTTGGGCAACCTCTATGTGTGTTTTAGTGCTTCCACTTATAGGCGTAGAAGCGATTGGAACGCCTCCGCTTTCTATGGTTGACTCTATTGTTACCTTGTTTACTGTTTTAATCTCTTCGGTAGATAGCTGAGAAAACCTACTGGTTGCCGAAGCGACCATTATATATTTTCCACCTCCATCGACTATATATGATATATATCTCTGAAGAGACGGAATGTCAATATCTTTTTTGTTATTAAATGGTAAAATAATTGGGTAAACTGGACCTTTAATCATTTAGTATTTCCTCTATCTTTCTCAAGGCTATCCAAAAATCGTAGCCTAAGTTTCTATGTCCTTGCCAAATTTCTGGAATAAAGGACACGCTATTGTTGATTTTTTTCAAGAGTCTGGCAAAATCTATCTGCCCTTTTCCAATCTGAATACCTTCATCATCTAGGCCAAACGCATCAGATAAGTGCATATGTCCAACATGGTCTTTGATTTTGTTAATAAAATCTATGTAGTTTATTTTGTAGTAATTTGAAGCTAACTGTGAGTGTGAGGTGTCTAGGCATAATTTATAATTATATTTTGAGCAGAACCAGTCAATCTCGTCTGGAAGAACAAGTAGGTTTAAGTGTAGCTGTCCGCCGAAATACCAAGGAAAGGGTGGTAGGGTTTGCAATAAGAACTCAACGTCCTTATCTTTTAGCTCTTCCAAAGATTTTGCCAAAAGTTCGTACCCTTCTTCTTTTTCTGAATCACTCATCCATTCTGTTCTAGTGGTTCCTCCGATGCTAGCAACAATTCTAATTTTATCGCAATTGAAAAACGGTTTAATTTGTTTCGATATTGATATAACTTTTTCCATGTGTCTAACCGACTCTGCCCTGTAGTTTTCGTCTTTAGAGGCTAGGTCAATTAGGTGGTCGTTTTCAAAAAGGTCTGGCGCGTGAACAGTTATTTCCTTGTCATATTTTTGATTGAAAATTTCTGAAGGGTTCATCTCTAGGTCTTTATAGCTAAGATGAAACTCTAGAAGTTTTGGATTGCTGTTTTTTAGATAAAAATCATAATCATGAAAGCGTACAGGAAGACCCCATGTTCTGTCTATGTCGAAATATTGCGGAAGCTCTAGTTCATTTGAATCGCATTTATGGAAAAAATCTCCAGCCTTAATATGTCTTTTGGCTGTTTTGCCAATAATCTCATTAAGGTCAATCGGCTGTAAGCCCCCTCCAGGGCTTTTGATGTCAATACAATCTCTATTAATAACCTCGCCATATTTTATATCTTTTTTTGCTACCATGCTTTTAGCCAAGCTGTCTTTGTTAATTAGCTCTCCTTGAGTGACCCTTCTTTTTTTGCCTTCGCCAAGAGCGTCTTCAATATTTCGAATGCCCTTGACCATTTCGGAAAACTCTTCTGGAAGCAAGCTAACCTTATGGTCATTTCCTTCTTGATTCCTGTCAAGGGTAATATGCTTTTCTATAATGTTCGCCCCCAAAGCAACAGCAGCCATCGGCACATCTATTCCATCTTCATGCCCAGAATATCCAACGTCCTTATTGGATATGACTCTTAATCTTTCAATATATTTAAGTTGAATATCCTTGTATGGGGCTGGATATGTAGAATTGCAATGCATAAGTTTGTAGTTAGCATTCATTTTATCTAGTAATCGACAGGCCTTTATAATCTCTCCCTCTGTTGACATTCCGGTAGAGCAAAACATCAGCTTGTTTGTTTGGGCGATACACTCCAGTAATTCAATGTTTGTTAGGTCAGCCGACGCTGTTTTATAAGCTGATATTCCATATGCTTCTAATACGGAAACGCTGTGAGTGTCCCATGGAGTGCATAATGGCTCTATCCCTTCTTTTTTAGCATAATTAAAAAGCTCAATAAGTTCATCAAAGCTCAAATCGTATTTATGCAACAGGTCTAATGTGTATTGCGTAGCTAGGCTTTCGTTGTAGTAATTATCTGGATTTCTATATAATGATTTCAAATCTCTCATTTGAAATTTGACATAATCTGCTCCAGATATTTTTGCCGCATCAACTAATCGTTTTCCAATCTCTACGCTTCCATTGTGATTTAGGCCAACCTCAGCAATGATAGTTGTATGGTTTTTCATTTTATGAGCAATTTCCCTGCCTTGTTCCAGTTTTTAATATTTTGTCTTTCCAACTTATATCCGTGGCTGGAAATAATCCTGTCCTTATTCTCCCAATAATGGCTAGCTTTATTATCCTCTTCTGCAAGACCAAAACCAAATAACGTTGGTTTGATTCCGTTCATTATACACAAGGCTATAAAGGCGTAACCAACACTTGGCGAAAGAGTTCCCCCAAAAGACTCAACGCACAAATAATTACCTAAAAATGCTGTTGAGCTTGAGTCTATGTGCTTTTCTTTCTCTTCCCATGCCGAAAAGTCTTTGTTAAGCAATAGTATTTTTTGGTCTTTTAAATCTCTTATAAAGTTTTGAGGTTGACCCTGCGGCTTCCAATCGTCGCACTCCTCATCTCCACCCACATTATGTTTTACGTTTGCAAACACATGATTATTAGCGACTCTAAGGGTTGTTTTTGAGCCTACATAATTTTCCCACCCCTCTGTTGGAGCCCTGTTAAACCTTACGACTTCATCAAAATCGTCTATATCTTGACCCCGCTCTGCGTCTAATAAAGACGATGATGAGCCAACTATAGCCATGTTTGATTTTACAAAAAGTGTCGGAGTTACAGCTTTAATTTGCTTCATTTTTCTAGATGAATGTTCATTATATTTTCAGAATAGTGATTAAATCTAGGTGGATTATACCCATTCTTTTTAATTATTTCATTCAAACCTGACTCATTGTGATAAAACGCATAAGTTTGAATTTCACCGTATGCTTCATATTCTTCATAAAAGCTTTCTTTTTCTGTAGTTCGAACTCTTAAAAAAATTACATTCTTCGCGCCCAGCGATAGAATATGCTCAAAGCACTCGTCTCCATCTGGAAGAACATCACATAAAGCATTGGCAACTACGACATCCCCGTCCTGTATGTCTTTAGTGGAAATGTCATGATAGTCTCTTTGTTCAAACGCGCCAAATTCACCCCACATATTTTTGGCTGTTTCTATGGCGGCTTCCGAATAATCATATCCCACATAATTTAAATCGCCATGCCACATGCGAATCAGCTTGGAAAAAGAGCCTACTCCACACCCTATATCTACGACCCTTTTTGAATTTTTTATTCTAGACAGTTCCTCTAAAAAAAACCTCCAATGAGTCGGTGGGTCGCTTAATTCTCTTAAATTAAGAGCAAACTGTTGCTCAAAAGCCTTTGCACTAGCTTCTTTCCAACCAGAGTCATTAGAGATTTTCATACCAAACTTCTTTCAGCTGGTTGTTAAATTTATCTTTAAGTGCGTCAATATTTTGCAATATCTTTGGCGGATGCTGCCCTTCAAACCTTTTTGTATAGCACGGTCCTCTGTACCGTGGTTTGAATTCGTGTACGCCCTCCCACTCTTTTTCTATTTCTTCTCTAAGCTCAGGATTATTAACCCAAGGCTCATATATCTTTTCATAATAATTATCTATGCAATTGTCTCGACTTACAGCAGACTTGTAGTATTGAACCTTCTGTTTTACTTGCCACGGAAAAACGTATGAATAATGGTACATTCGAACTCCGTAGCCAGCTAACATATTATACGACAAGTGAAGCTCTTGTAAAGTAGGCTGAACTTTATGGGCTATAGTCGGCGGTCTATGAGTTGACCAGTATGAACCTGGATATACCTTTCTTATTCTATGAAATTCAGCATCTTCCTCAAAGCCCGTCAAATAATCGTCAAAACCTCCGTAAAAAGAAAAGCTTTTGAATCCAACGGAGGTAAAGTGATAATCTTTTAAAGCTTGAATTACTAGCTGTATATCTTCTGGTTTAAATATTTCGTCCGAGTCTAAGTTCCATATATAGTCGGTGTCGTCGCGCATATGTTTCATGTACACGTTGCATTGCTCATTTTTTTCTTCAAACTGGCCATGCTCAATAATAATCTTGTTATCTGGGTCATAGAACTCATGTAAAATATCGTTTGTGCCGTCAGTTGACGTTTCATTTCCCTGCTCTTGCCAATACTTTACTGGCCCCTCAGAAATCAAAATTTGACTTGCGAAAGGATAAACAGACTCAAGGCATTCCTTCAGAACATAATTTCCATTGAATACTATCATTCCAAAAGCTATATTCATAATATGTTATACTTTCTTCTTGTATTTTTGCATAGTTCAAAATATTCGTCGTATATTTCTTCTACTCCTGGCTGTGGAAGTACGTTGCCCCAGCATGGCTTACCATCAGGCTCAAAATTGAAATCTATTTCGTATGTGTTTTTTTCGTAGTTAGGTGTAAAATGAGAAAAATGAACAAACACCAAATCTTGTGTAATTTCATTTTCTCCATTAATCATGCAGTCATAAAATGCTGGCCCCATGTCCCAGGTCAGTTTTTTATTTTCAATCGCTGACAGACTGAAATTCCATGGGGCAGCGTGACCTATTTCGTGGTCTAAAACTTTTATTTTTACTCCATCGCAAATAAAATCAAATAGCTCTAAATACTTTTGGTCGCCGCAGGTTCCAAACTTTTCAGCGTATGGATTGTTTTTGTCTACAACGCAATCCCTCCAAAATTTCAAGCATTGCCTAGATTCTTCTGAGCCGCTGAAATACACAACACCAACATTATAATACCCTACGCTCTGCATGTAATCAAGAGGTAAATGTTTATGTGTTACCAGTCCTATGTCTTCATTTTCAAGGCAGTCAAATATTGACTTTATATCGTTATAAAAACATATATCTGTATCAGAATAGAGGCAATGGTCTAACCCCTCTTCGTTCATAAGATAGTGAGTAAAGAAAGATGCCAAGGCCCAATGAAAGGGAGACAGGTCTCCTGGTTTAGATGGATTGTTCTGTTTTAGCAATTCAAACATTTCGTCTTTTTCCACTACGTCCATTTCATAAACCTTTATGTTTGGGACGCCTTTTAATGCTTGGCTAGTTTCTTTGTCTAAAGCCAGATAGTGTATCAGAAAGTCTGACTCTGTGTGATTGTCTATTGAATCTCGTAAGGCAAGGCCGTATATTAGATAGTTAAAGTCACTAATAGCAGATAAGTGATACATTAGTTTTTGTCCTTTATATATAAAGCGTCTCCCCAGCATCCATGCCATTTAGATTCGACTCTCTTGAATTTGTATTTTGCTAGATATTCATCTATTTCTTCAACTTGACAGCAATTTTCGTAGACTTCTTCTCTGTTAACCTCTGTCATTATGAAGTCTATTTTATCCAAAAATATTCCCGCACCCTTAAAAACCTCTAGTTCATACCCCTGAACATCAACATTCATAAAGTTGTACGGAACAATATCTTCCAGCATATTATCAATTCTGTCTATATCAATAACTGTTTGTCCATCATCAAATAAAACTTCTGGATGTTGTTCCAAATGTGTTTTGGGTTTTAGCACAGAGCTTGATACTAAATTATTTGAAGATTTATATATATTTAATTGTTTTTTTTCGCTTCCCGCTCCCTTGTTTATAAGAGTAACGTCTGGGACGGCACCGTATATATTTTCCAAAACTTGGAAGTTTTCTTTTAAAGGCTCTATGAAAACCACTTTGCTTATGCCGTTATCTACATAGCTCAAATATTCTTCGCCAAAGTGTGCGCCAACATGAAGAACTCCGCTGATTCTCATGTCATATTCTTTAAGTAGTTTTTTAAAGTCTAAGAGCATTTATTTTCCCAACATAATTTAAGTTCCTGATGAACACCAATTATGGTGCTAAAATCCATGTTTTCAAGCGTCAGTCTTTCTCCGTTAAGGAACCTTTTATTAAGCTCTTCTGCAGTGCTTCCAAAGAATTTACCAGCTCCATTGTGACACGTTTCCTGGACCCTGTTGAGCGGCGTGTTTATTACATAGCTCTTTTCAAAACAACACATTTCATCTGGAAAAGTTTTTATTTTGTCTTGTATATAGTTTTGAGCTTTTCCTTCAAGGCTATTTGGGTTATTGTATTTAGGCGTGTTGTTCACCATTCTTTTCGCTATGTGAAATGGAAATACGTGCCCGTCTACAGAGAATGGATAGGCAAAATTTGTGTCTTTTTGCTGTTCCTTCCAGTTCCAAAACCTCGTTGGACCCTCACCCAGTATAACATCATCAGGAATCAAGCAGTTGCTATTTGTATATTGGTCTTGAACAAAAGTGTTTGTTCCTAGTCGCAGAGATGTACAAAACGAATCGTGCTGGTGCCACTGTGCTTTTGACGCCCAAGTAAAAATGTTATAGTTGTATTCAAATTTTCTATAGACTATATCATCATCGGTAAAAAACAACACCATCTCTTCCCAATGCTTCATACAATACTCTAGGGTTTTTCTAAATCCCTTGAATTTGTTTTCTGGTAAAAAATATATAGCATTAGGTTTTGAGTACCATTCTTTAATCAATTGCCTGTAACCATCTTCAAATTCTTTAGAGCTAGAGGTATATATTATGTATATATTCCAATATTCAGAAAGATTAGAAAGATTTTCGTGTATAGACTTTAGGCACAGGTCTAACTGAGCGGCCCTGTCTTTTGAGAATATAACTATACTTAGTGGGTGAGGCTTAACTGCGTAGGCTGATTCTATCATACTGCAACCTTTTTATTTGACATATACCAATCAACAGTTTCTTTTAATCCTTCCTCGAGACCTATCTCCGCCTTAAAACCAAAAGACCTTTTAGCCTTAGCGACATTAAGACACCTTCTTGGTTGTCCGTCTGGCTTATCTTTATTATATCTAACCTCTCCTTTGTGACCCATTATTTCTCTCAATATCTTAACTAAATCACGTATCTTAATTTCAGCATACGTGCCAAGATTTACAGGAGACGGGTCATTGTAAGATTCCGCAGCCATAACTATGCCCCTCGCAGAATCTCTTACATGCAAAAACTCTCTGCTTGCATTGCCTGTTCCCCATATCTCTAAGTCTCCATCAGTACCGGCCTCCTCTATTTTTTTAATAAGGGCGGGTATAACGTGAGAGCTTTCGGGCTTAAAGTTATCATGTGGTCCGTACATGTTGACCGGTATGACAGTTATTCCGTTTAGCCCATATTGCTGTCTATAAGCGTCAAGCATAACGCTTAGTGTTTTTTTTGCTATACCATATGGGGCGTTGGTTTCTTCTGGGTATCCCTCCCATAGAGCGTATTCTTCAAACGGAACCCTTGCGTATTTTGGGTACGAGCAGACGGTCCCTGCTAAAACAAACTTTTGAACATAGTGCTTGCAGGCGTTAATAAGATTTATACCCATTGTTAAATTATCATGTATGAAAGTGCCTGGATGTTCTTGGTTTGCCCCAATCCCACCGACTCTAGCAGCAAGGTGGATAACTACATCCGGAGAGTTGTGTTGGATTAAGGCCCTGCATGAGTCCTTCTCTCTTAGGTCACAATGATGAATTCCTGTTTTTCCGTCAATATAATAACGGGTTGTTGTGTGGCTGTTTGCACACTCAATAACGTTTGAATAGCCTCTAAGGAGAAGCTCCTGGCAAACATGTCTCCCCAAAAATCCTATCGCTCCAGTAACCAATATTTTGGACGTTTTTAACATTTTCGATTAAACCTTCTTTTTTTAAATCTACATATAGATATTCTTGTGAAAATTCTTGTTGCATTGTATACCCAACGTCTCTTAAATTTTCTTCTATCTCTTTATTATTTGACTCAACCAATATGCAGCCGAATCTATACTTATCCCAATCAATACCTAAAATAACATTAAGGTCATTTCCTTCTGTGTCTATATCTAAAAGCTCTATGTATCTAGGGGCTTTTTCTTCATCTAATATATCTGTTAAAGTTTTTGTTTTTATTTTGACTTTTTCAAAAGACTTTGCTTCGACCGGGCTTTTTAAATTTTCAGATATTCCGCTACCGCCTCGCCACGCATGAGAAAAGCCTCCGTATATTTTTTTGCCAAGATTTCCTTTTATATGTGGCTCGTATTTTTGTTTTGAGAAATCTACAAGCCTTCTGTCTAAAGACACGAGCCCACTATTTACTTTGCAGGAGCGATTTTTTTCAAGCTCTTCGAATATATCTTCGTGTGGCTCTATGCAGATTCCTCCCCAGCCTCTTTTTTCTAACGAAAAGGTGTTGCTCCCATAGATACCGTCACTAGCCCCAACATCCACAAAATAACTTTGATTTGAATTAGGAAAAATGTCGTAAATAAATTCATCTTTATTGTCGCACGTAAATATACTCAAGAAAAACTCTCCATTATTTGTTGCGCTCTATGGGCGTATGTATGCTCTTTCATTACTGTTTGATAACATGCGGCAGCGTGTTTTTCTCTTTGCTCTGGATTATTTATAAACTCTTTAACTAGACAATGAAAATTATCTGGGTCAGTAGCTACAACAGCTTCCCCTTTGGTAAATATATCTTCCGTGAGAGAAGATATCGGGTCTGATATAAAGAAAGCCTTAGAGGACGCTAGTTTGAAAACTCTCTCGTTTACCTCAAACCCAAAAACATTTGCGTGTGGTTCGCTAACATTTGGGCATATCAATGAGGAAGAAAAAAGCTTTCTAACAGTTTTGTCGTCAATAACACCCATATACTGAGATACAGGCCAAGCTTGATTCCCAAATATTTTTACATTGTATTTTCCTATGGGGTAGCAAAGAGGTATTATATACTTGTCTAGATTTTGACCTTTGTACGGCCAATAACCACCAACAAAAGAAAGGTCGCACTTTAAGGACTCGTCTGCAATATCAGGAAAATAAACAGACGGGTCTGCTGCCGGAAGAAGGCCTATTGTTTTTGAAACCGAGTTTTCCCATGAGCCCATGAGATAATCTTTTTTATTCGGATGGACATAATTAAATAATACAAGATTTTTAGAATCTATGCTTTCTACGTTTCTAATTTCTTCATCCGTCGCATTAAGTATAGGGTACTTTTCTATGTCAACATCGCTGCACACTTGGCCCCAGCAGCCAACTTTCAGTAAAACTTTTATGTCGGGCCTAGACTTTAAGCACTTAATCGTAGCCCTATCAAGATTGTATCCCTGCCCTATAAATATTTCCGGCTCAAAAGAGTCAAACATATCAAATGCGGGTACAGATTCTTGATTCCAAAACACGCAGTCGTGGCCTTTTGCAGCCAAAGCGTTTGATAAACCTGTATATATATAGTTAGAAGCGTTTGTTTCGTGTCTAAAAAGTATTTTCATTGTTCTTTTTTTTCTATTGCTTCGTAACTCCAAGAGTTATCTGGGCTAAAAACACTTGCGCTAACAACTTTTGTAGTTGATATTTTTTCAGTTTTACCCTTATCTTGGTAAACGAACGCAATTGACTTTCCCCTCTTTATTTCTTTAGAAATTTTGCATTTCGTTGGCCTTATAAACTTTAAGCCACCATGAACAGAAACAGCTAGGCTTTTAGGTCCTACAACAGTTATTTCCAGAACAGTAGACTCAGTCTCTACTATAATTTTTGTATTTCTCTTTAACTTAGATATGTCTATGCATTCGCTCATATTTATTGTATATCCCAAGCTATCCAAATGTCAATTTTCTTTTTGGTATTTTTTCTAAATCTTTTGCCATGTCTATTTCAAAAATTTTCATGTTTTTTGGCATAAAAGGCTGTATCTCTCCGCCATTCTCCAAAACATAGTTTAACGCTTCGTATCCAAACCACTGAGACGTATCTTTTCTGCAAGATATATGTTTAAAAAGTTCAAGCTCTTTGTCTGTCAAATATGTTATTTGTGCCCATTTTGTATCTAAACCGAAAGAAAAATTTGTTATATTGTTGTTTTGCTCTATTATGCCAACCTCAGTTTTTTTCAAAAAGCCAAAATTTTCTATGACGGCTTTTGAACAGCCTCTTATGTTTCTTATTACCGGGTCGTTGAAAATTAAATCTCCATATACTATCATAACCTCTTTTGAGATTGTCGCCTGAATGCCGAGCCCAATACTGTATAATACGTTAGTTGTTTCATGTATCGGGTTGAGTATAAATCTGACGGGATAGTTTACTAGTTTTTTCTTTATCTTTTCAGACTCAAAGCCAACCACAATAAATATCTCTGCTTTTGGATATACAGACCACAATATATCTAGCTGCCTCTCTATTAGGCTGGTGTCATTATATAAATTAATTAGAGCTTTCGGACCATAAGATTTCATCCTATGGCCCATGCCAGCGGCCGGTATGATTATACTCAAATCGCTAGAATTTACACTTAATTTAATTTTTGTGTTTGTTATATTTCTTCTTGCTGAGTTAGCCATTTTGTCTTTGAATAATTCTTTGACTTATTTTTTGCCAGTTTTGTTGCCATACTTCTTGAGGAACCACATCAGATGAATTTTTACCAGTTACATGATATACATGCAAAGTCTCCGGTATATGTATGGCGACCATGTTTTCAGTTATTCTAAGCCATAAGTCCCAATCTTCGCAGGTTCTCATTTCCTCATCGTAGCCACCAGCGATGCTCAAAGCTTTTTTACTTATTAAGGGAGTGTTGGAAATTATGCACTCCATTTCCAAGGACTGCCTGTTGTATGGCTGTCTAAATTCGTGTATTTCTGTTTTAGTATTAATGTTTTTTATTATGGCGTCTGTGTATACAATCCCTATTAGCTCTGGGTTTTTTAAAAATTTTTCTACAGACATCGATACTTTATTCTGAAGATACAAATCGTCGGCATCAAGCATCATAAACACATCAGTGCTATCCCAAGAAACTTGTATGGCGGCGTTTCTTGCCGCAGAAGGGCCCTTAGCATGCTCATTTCTTATCAAGCTAATTGGAACCTCTTCAGGATAGCCTTTGCTTTCAATCGTTTCTTGGGGATTGTCTGTAGAGCCGTCGTCAACTACAATAATCTGTATCGGTCTATAGTCCTGCATTATAACGCTGTCAATGGCGTTGCATACCATATCAGAGTGATTGTGACAGGGTATAACAACGGTTACTATTGGCTTTTGACAACTTTGCTCAAGCTCTGTATTAAGTGTGGGCACTTTTGAAACTCCGCTTCTTCTTCAATTTTTGATATAAATTCTTTTTGTTTATTTCCGCCAAACTGTTTATAGGCTAGCTTTTGAACAAACATTCCACTCTTCTTTCCATCCTCTGGCTTTAATATTAAAAACTTTTCCAAATCATCGTTTATTGCAGAGTCAATATCACTTAAGTAATTTGTAGGAATATCGTCTCCGGCAACAAAGATTGAGCAATGTATGGATTTTATAGACTTAGAGGCTAAATCAACACATCTATGCATAGCTTCTTCTTTGTCATCTAAAGCCCTTATACTATCGTCGCTAATATGCTCCATGGACCACTTTAAATTTATTTTTAATTCAGAAATAAATCTTCTTAGATAATTGATGAAATCATAGGGGCCAATTACAGAGTTGTTTATAACAACAACGTTTTCTGGTTTTAAAATACCTTTTTCAGCGCTTTTTATTGTTTTCGCTATGCAGAGCAGCTTGTCTTTTATGATTTTTCTTTTCAAGCTTTCATCATTTTCATTTTTTATTGCTTCGTCATTATCGAAGTATATTAAGTAAGTGCATTTGATGCTTACCTCTTTTCTAGCGACACCTACAAGCTCCTCCTGTGTATATCCTTTTTGTAATTTTATATCGTCCCATGGTTTTCCCCTAAGCATATTGCATATATTATCTTTTATAAGCTTAAAGTTTTTATTTTTTTGCCTACTCTCAATGCTAATTATTTCCGCCCCGACTTCGTTGAATTTAGACAACCTTCCAGCGGAGCAATAATCATCTAAATTTTCATTCGTAATATCATTCTCTGAAGCAAAAACGCACCCGTCACAACTAGTTACTAACGCCTTGTTGTCCTCAACAGCACGCATTACTTCTTCTTTACTGTATATTTTCTTTACTGACATCTCTCTGCCTCCACAACCATTTTATAATTGTTTACCCTCTTTTTTATTATCTTAAAAGCATATTTATTCTGAAGGTAATCACATAATCCTAAGCATGTAAAACCCACTCTTTTTATTAAATATGGTTTAGATTGTTCCCCATGTATTAACACGTTTGCCTCTCCAAGGTCTATCCTATAGTCCGCAAGAGATTTACACACCTCAATAAGGTCTGTTCCACCAAGAACAATCTTTCCTCCCATTCTAATTTTCTTAACCCAATTATGAATCGCGTCTTCGGCTTTAGTCAGAGGAATATAATCTAAAACATCATATGCAACCAACTCAGAAAGCTCTGCATCGTCAACATGCTTATCTATATTTATTATATCATCTCTTATTATTTTTTTATTGTCGGGATTTTCGGCAAAGGGGTTTATGTTTATGTGTGTATGCAACACATCGCCTGTCCCATAAATTAAATTTACTTTACTCATATAATTACTCCGTGCAGGCTAAAAATAAATTTTCCCACCTTGATACAAAACTTTTTAATCCAAAATTTGAAATTACAGTTTCCCGTGCATTTTTACCAATTTGTTCAGCAAGCTCTTCGTTGTCTAGAAGTTTTTGCACATAGCTTCTAAGCTCGTTTGGATTATTTGACATGTATCCATTTTTACCATTCTCTATTATCTCTGGAATCATGCAATTATTCGTGCTCACTACTGCGCATCCGCATGACATCGCCTCTAACAAAGATGTCGGTACAGGAGAAATTAGAGAAGTGTTTAAAAACACTCTAGATGAGCTATATTTGTTTATAAGGTCTTGTGTTGATTTTGACGCCTCAGATAAACCAGGAGTGTCTCCTACCACATCAATGGGTAATTCGCTGTTTGGGTATCCTGTGGTTTCACACCATAAATTGAATCCACAACACCAGTCTCTATTAATCCAATCGTTTACAACAGATAAAACTTTTGGTTCTCTTTTTATTTTATCTTGCGGAGAAAACAAGTCTGTGTCAACCCCATGATGAATAACAAGAGCATCCTCTTCTGACCAACCCCATTTTTTCAAGCTGTAATCAGATATAAATACATTCACATCTCCTTGCATCTGTCGAAGATGGTGAATCTCATAATTTCCCCAAGTCTCCATTGGAAGCGTGTGTTCTAGGCTTATTAAAGGCACCATCAATTGCTCTGATATCTGTTTAGCGATATTAAATTGACCAAACTTATTTTGACTCAAAACTAAATCTATGTCTATGTTGAGCGGTATCTGTTCAGAGGCTTTTTCTGGGTTTAGCAAAACCGTTCCCTTTGGAACATCGGCGTAATTTTCTACCCAAGGTTTTATTCCTTCGCCCTGCCACAAGAAGAAATTGTGGCCGGTCTTAGAAAGGTTTTCTTGATACCTTTCATGTGTCGGAAAACTTAATATGTTCAACGGACGATTTTTTCTCGTAGAATTATTTAGTATACTTTGTACTACGCTTCTGCTCATTTTAGGATATTTTCTATACAGTGTTTCTTAATTATTTCGTTGTTTACATTAAAGGCAAGGTTTTTATTTTCTCCCTCAATGGTTCTTTTCATCAGTAACCCTATATTAGAGTACGAATATTTATAGGATTGCTCTATACCCGCTCGAGCTTTATTTTCTCTTTCTTTTTTATTTTCAAACGCTGACCTCATACATCTTCTAATTTCACTTATATTTGGAGCGTCCCAAGATTCATTTCCAACATAAAGCTCAGAAAAAGAGTCCAGAACTCCAAAGCAAGACTCTTTGTTAGATTTCACCAAATAGCCTCCGTCTCCAAGAAAGTCTTGTGGTCCGCCCGTCTCTGTGCATATAGGCGTTTTCCCCATGGACATTGCGTCAAATATAGGTATTCCCCAGGCCTCTCCAAATGCAGTTGATACAAAACAATCGCAGGTTTTGTGTAGTCTCATTATCTCTTCTTCGCGTAAATACTGGCAAAGTAAAATCTCTTTATGATAAAAATCTTTTTCATAAAGCTTGAGCCCTTCCTTTACTTTTGAACACATAGAGGACAGCGAGCTATGCGACTCTTCTTCTGTTTGTCCTGGTAGATGTGCTTTTATTAGTATTGATACGTCCTCTTCGGGTCTAAATTCTAAGTGAAAAGCCTTTAGCATTGCGCCTAGATTTTTTCTTCTGTTAATTTCTCCTATAAAGTAAAATACAAATTTACCCTCTATTTCCGGTATAATTAATGGCTCATACTCTTTTTGGTACTTTGTCATGTCTGCAGCGTGTGGAATTACATAATGCGGGCAAGAAATTTTACTATTTACACAAGCGGTTTCTGCCATAAATTTATTTGGAACCCAAGCTTCATCCATTAAGCTTATTCTTTCTGGCCACGTTGTATTTTTGCAGTGGTCTGTTTCCGTAACATATAGTGCTATATTTTTATCAAAATTTCCATTATAGTCCATCATATGTGGCAAAACATGCTGTATCACAATATTGCAATCTTTGTCGCTTTTTAGCTCAAGCTTACTTATTTTTTCTGGTATGTCTACAACATTGTTATTAAGCTTTATATATCTAGGAACAACGTCTACGCCAACAGAGTCCAGGGATAGTATGTAATCCTGGGCTGCGTGACCCCATCCAGTTCCGTCCCTGTAGCAACCTATGTAAAGAACTTTCATTTTTTTAATCTGCTAGGTTAGTTGTATTTATATCTGGTTTTACTAAAGAAAGAAAATATGGCCTGGGAATAGATGACCAATCGTTTGATTGAGATAACTGCGCTCTTTTTTCTTCCCAAGAATTGTTGTAGTCGCACATATTAGCAAGAGTGTTCATAGCGTCTTCTACGCTAAAGTCTTGTCTCGACATCTGATTGTCTGCAAAGCTATTGTCATCGTAGTGAATGCTTCCTAAGCCTTGAGGAGCCTTACCGTCGTTTAAATCTCTAAGAAGTCTCATTGCCACATAGCTATTTGTTTTGTCCGATTGACCCCAAACGTTTTGAATTGCCCATGAAATAAAGTCATTATTGTTTTGTATGTTATCTGGAATTTGATTTGTATATCTGTGTATTTCTGGCTTAGACTCCCATGTTTCTTCGTGTGATTCTGGCTCAATTTTGTCTAAATAGTCTTCCCATATTGCTGCTGCCCTATCCCATGTATAATTTCTTTTTGCTCCTATGTAGCAATCCATGCCCTTCTTGCTTTTCATGCTTCTGGGCAACCTAACAAACTCCGCGATTTTTTTTGATAGCTGTTCATCATCAGGAATCGCTCTCTCTGAGTGAGTTGGAGAATCCCAGAAAAAGCTTTTTGGCTCTATGAATTCCGCTTTAAGTTTTTCCCCAACGCTTTCCATGGCAGAGTATTTTACTGTAATTAATGGAACACCACATGCGGCGGCTTCGACTTGTGGCATGCCAAATCCTTCGCAAACAGAGTATTGCACATAAATATCAAACCAATTCATAACGGCCCCAAGCTCTTCAGTTGTTAGGCCTTGACTTGTGTTTGGTAAAACAGCGTTTATCTTTCCGCATTTTTGACAAGAAGTCTTGGCGCCCTGAAAAAACGACGGGAAGAAACTTCCACAGCTTAAACATTTGTAGGTCAATATCGTATGACTGCCCATGTTGTACTTTTTTATAAAGTAGGGCAGGTCCCATCCCAGGTCTGGATATGAAGTATGAAGATATAAATATGTGTTTGATTGCAAGTCTGGATTATTGTCCAGCATATTCCTAAAGGAACTTATTAAATTAGGATAAAGTTTTCTACGCTGATTTCTCATAACCGTTCCTATTATGTTGACATCATCGACAAACCCAAAAAGCTCTCTATGTTGTTTTTTATTTGGGTGTGGCTTCAGCGCATCAAAATTTGCTCCAGGAGAAGGAACTCCCTCAACTTTTATGTGGCCGTTCGTTTCGTTTTCTAGAACGTCTCTGCCATATTCAGAGTATGTAAACACGGCATCTGCATCCATATAAGTCGCTAGATATTGTTCTTGCTGTGGATGAGAGTCTACGGTTGGCATTATTGCCCACTTGTAAAATTTTCTAAACGCGGCTCTTTGCTGGTACTCAATCATCCACCAGTCTCTTATATCTATCACAACATCTGGTCTAAAGTCTAAGCAAATGTCATCAAACCTCCACTCTCCAAATTGATAGGTTTGATTTGAAGCATAAGCATCGGCTTCAGATTGGCTTGTTGGCATTGTAGGATATACACGCCAAGGGGCTTGATTAATATTGGGGTTGTCATGGCTAGCATAGCAAGCCATCTCTGCTATCTTGTATTTGCCTGTATTATACAGTCTGGTAAGAACCTCTTTTGCGTAAACTGCATAGCCGGTATGCAGGAAGCTAGCTTCTCCGCACCACAGAATCCTTAATTTTCTAAACTTTTCACTCATTCAAAAATGCCCAATTTGTATAACTTGACTTATATATTATGATAACAGCGCAAAACAAGCAATGTCAAGTTAAATTTGCCATATTTGACCGACAACAAGAGAGTCATTTCGTCCTCTATCTCCCTGAACCAATATTGTGTTTCCTTCATATATGGCGTCTCGACACTCTTGAAAAATATCTGGAAAACAAACTACGTCATCTAAAGAGCAACTGTTATCTTCTAGGGTAAGAAAAGCCATTTCTTTACCAGGGTTTTTTCCATTTTTTGTTTTTACTACTTTCACCTTGGTGACTTCTACAGCAAACTTCATATAGTCTTTTCTTTTTGTCGTAATGAATTCCTTGCAGGTACAATTAGCCTCTATTCCCCTTTCCAGCGCATCCACTCTGCTACAGGTTATTGGAGCGCCCAGTGTTTTTTGTTCATTCCAAGCAATCCAATCCATGCTATCTTGCAACTTGTGAGGTGGATTTTTTAAGGATGTGATTAAATCTCCTACAAAATTAGAGCGCTTATCATTTACACATCCTCCACCAGCAACCTGGACTTTATTTTTCATCACTCTTTTTGGCTGACACCGCTTTAATGCTTCAATCAGTTTGTATCCGCTGTATTCATTTACAATCCACTTTTTTTCTGTTGGGCTAAGTTGCGACCATATAGAATACTCATAAAGCATCTCGTTTCTTGAACGCTCAAAGAAGTCTAAAGCCCCAGCCTTTATCATCCCCTCGGTTACGTTGGATGATACACATTCTGTTCCATACTTTAAATATTCAAGCCACATCCATGCGCCAATACCTCTGCCCAGCTTTTTTTCTACATCAGTTAGCTTTTCTACTATCTTCTCGATTACAGCAGAGCCTATGCCTCTGATGCTAGAAAGACCGAAATAAACCTTCTTGTCTTTGATGTAGAAAGTGTTTCTTTTGTCTGCAAGCGTTGGGGGAAGAACGTCTATGTTGTTTACCTTTGCGTCATTTACTAGGTCGTAAATTTCCTCGTATTGCTTTGCGCCTTTCCACGCTGCACCCCTAAGCCAAGAGCAATAAAACTCAAGCGGCATATGTGTTTTGCAAAACGCGCTCCAATATCCATTGAGCGCATATGCGTCTGCGTGGCTTTTGTTAAAAGAGTATCTCTGGGACTCCTGAATCCAGCCAAAAATTTCCTCAGCCAGTTCTTCTGATACTATACCTGTTTTTTTAGCGCCCTCAAGAAAGGACTTCTTAACCTCATGCATAACATCGGCTTTCTTTTTACCGATAGCCTTGCGGAGGATGTCCGCTTGCTGCTCATTGAAACCAGCAAGAACTACAGCTATCTTCATGGCTTGCTCTTGAAAAGTTAGTACGCCTTGCGTCTTTTTAAGAATCGGTTCCAATGATTCGTGAGGATAAACGACTTGTTCAACACCATGCTTTCTATCGCAATATCTTTGCGTCATGCTCTTTGGTGGATTTCCAGACATGGCTCTAAGGCACCCTGGACGAAGTAAAGCGCCTAGCGCTCCAAGCTCTTCAATGCTTCTTGGTTCTAGTTTCTTGGCCCATTGACGACCAAGTGCGCTCTCTAGCTGAAAAACGCCTTTCGTCCTGCCGCTGCATATCATGTCCCAAGTTGCTTCACAATTAAGATTCATGCTGTAGACATCTAGCTCTATACCTTTAGGAAGCGTATCTCCGAACTCTACGTTAATCACCATTGGTGTGTCAGAACAACTCTTTACTGGAAGCTCACATCCACACGGCCATCTAACCTTACTCATTTAAACTCCTGTGCAAATGCGTTAGCAAATTCAAGTCTTCTTTTCTGCTTTTGTTCATTCCATCCAGTCATCCATCTAGATGTTTTCAACAGCTTTATGATGACCTTAGATGTCCACTCAACATCAAACTCTGCGTCATGAGCGTTTGCAGTCACCTCCTCCGGCACACCCATGTACTCTAAGACGGTTGTTAGCTTTTGGTTTTTAAGCTCGCTGTTATTCTCAAACCAATACCAGACATGCTGCATTAAATCAAAGCTGTATATTTGATTAAACATCCTTGGCCTCTCTTCGCCGCTGCGCCTGTCTTTTTCAGTCGGTCCAAATATTTTGCAGTGCCTATCAGTAATAGGATTGTCAAATCCAAGTATATTGTATCCAGCAGACACCGGAGCATGATAGCCACTCTTATTAGTCTTACCCCAGTTGTATTTGTCAATCCAAGAGGAAAAGTTTTTCCATACAACATTTATTGGAGGGCACTCGTTTAGCATATCTACAAACTTCTTTTTTGACATGCCTTTGTTCCTGCAATGCCAATCTATTGTTTCGTCTGTCGTGGATTCTTTGTCGTCAAAGTCCGGGCGGACATAGGCAGAAAATTTGTCAACTACATTTAAATTCCTTCCGTGTATCATCTCTGCGGCTATTTGTATGATAGAACACGTAGATGAGTCGGGAGAACCAGTCTCATAATCGTAACAGCATATAGAGTTATAATTCATTTCAATACCAATTTCTTTGCCAACTTAAAACAGTCTACAGCCTCATCAAACTTCTTTCTGCCATGCTGCATAAGGTAAGACGGGTGCCAACACGGAACAACTGTGTACGCACCGTTTCCAATGCTAGATTCATGAGACTTATTTATATAATTACCAAGTGTAAAATTTTTAGGTAAAGGCAAAACAGCTTCAGCCGATGTTTTACCAAGAGTTACAATAACCTTTGGTTTAACTAAATCTATTTCTTTGTATAGCCATGGGCTACAAGACTCGCATTCATCAGCAGTGGGAGTTCTATTTTTCTTTCCGTTGTTTTGTGTGGGCCTGCACTTCACAGCGTTTGTAATAAAAACCTGATGCCTTTTTATTTTAGCTCCCTCAAGCAGCTTGTCAAGCATCTTGCCCGCCCTTCCGACAAAAGGTTCTCCGGCAGAGTCTTCGTCTGCTCCCGGAGCTTCTCCAATTATCGCTAAAGAAGAAACGGGGCCGCTAGACTTTACCACACCATTTATGCCGCTCTTCTTAGGGCACAGAGAGCATATTTCACATGATGAGTATTCAGTTTTTAGTTTCTCTAACTCAATCACGAAACTCTCCGGTAGACAATAGGTCTTGAACTCCGTGAATCTTATCTAGAATTGCAATTCCAAGAATGTCAAACTTGATATGTCCCATAGACTCCAGGTCATTCATTTCCATTCCAGCAATGCTTTCGCCAGAGCTTTTGTCGTAGACCATGGGACAAATCTTAGCAAGAGGTTCGTTGGCAATCACAATTCCCGCTGCGTGTTTACTGCGAGAACGCTTTGTTCCCTCCATGCGTATAGCTTGTTCAAATATCTTTGACATTGGACCCTGAAGGTTTCCGTTTTCGCCAAGGTAGCACCACTGTTTCAAGTCCTCTTCTCTGTTCTCCAAAGCCCACTGAATTATGCTAGCGCTACCGTCGCCGCCAGAATCTTTGTCTGCTTGACGCATATCTTCAAGCTGGTCAGAAATGTCTGCTTCATCGGGTATGTTCTTTGTGATTCTGTTTCTCTCTTCTGGACTACATGCGCTGTGCGCTCTCATTACATCTTGCAGTACAGCCCGTCCTTGCATCTTGCTAAACGTAATCATTTGAGAAACTCTATCTTCACCAAACCTGTCGTTTATATAGCCAATTATACGCTCACGACCAAGCTTCTCGAAGTCCATATCCACATCAGGAAGGGACACTCTGTCTGCTGTATTTCGTCCGGCGTTGTAAAATCTCTCGAACATTAAATCGTGTTTGATTGGGTCTATATGACCTACTTCTAAAAGATATAGAATTAGAGAGCCGTCAGCAGAGCCTCTACCGGCTCCTGTAAGCTGACCGTCTTTTCTAGCCCAGTTGATGATGTCGTCAACAATTAAGAAGTAGTCCGCTAGATTTGCGTTCTCAAGAATGGATATTTCCATCTCAAATCGTTCGGCATACTCTTCTTTCGTGTGTTCAGTGCTGTCTATAACGCTTTTAATTGCGGGCCATCTTTTTTGCCAACCCTCACGGCATCTTTCTCTGAGCCTGTCAATTGCTGTTACTTTTTCTGGCAGGGGAAATCTAGGCGGCATCGGTTTTCCAGTAATTGTATATTCTTCGCACATATCGGCAATCTTCTCTGTATTTGCAACCTCTTCCTCTGTGTGGAGTTTCATCATTTCGTCATGTCCAGGAATGTAATAATTTCTGGACTTAAAGAAAGCTCCCAGGCTTATATCGTCTCCTGAAACCATCTTCTTGTAGATGTCCTTGAGAGGAGTATCTATGCTTGGGTGATTAGACAGAAGAACTCTCTGGTCATCTGCATCCTCTGGACAAGCATAGTGAGCGTCTGGTGTTGCGACACATGGAATGTCGATTTTCTTACTTAGGTATCTAAGCCCTTTTGCGACTACGCCAGAAGCAGGAAGATTGTCTACGTCTATTAGCTGTATTTCTAGGAAGAAGTTTCCTTTGCCAAAGACATCCTCAAGTTCCTTAGCTTTACCAGAAACCTTATTTACCCAATCTTTATCAACCATCTTGGTTGCTTCGTCGTAGCTTTGGGCAGAGTAGGCTTCTTTGTGGTCTATGAACATATCGTTAGCTAGATGCGAACCCATGTGTCCACTAAACGCAATCCAGTTTCCTGTGCAAAACTTCTTGAGTGTAGCCAAGTCTAGTCTTGGAGCATAGTAGAAATAGTCTGGGTGATTGGACTGGGATGTTGCAGCGATTAGGTCTTGCCAGCCTTGATTGTTCTTGGCAAGCACGACGAGGTGTGTGTTGGAGCGAGTCCTATTCTCCTTGTCAGTAGGGTCGCCCTCACAAATATAGAACTCGCATCCAAGTATAGGTTTTAGTCCGGCAGACTTCATGGCTTCTACGAAGCTGACTGCACCAGAGAGAACGCCGTGGTCTGTTAAAGCGCATCCTTTTAGACCAAGCTCTGTACATCTCTTAGCAATATCTTTAGGCTTACTAAGACCATCAAGAAGGCTGTCGTGACTGTGAACATGAAGTGGGAAAAATGTCATGAGACCAACCACTCTTTCTCTTTCTCTGGCCGGTCTCTATTTAAAGCATCTCTAAAACGCTCATGAAACAAATCTCTACAGAAGTATGAATAATCGAGGGCAAAAGAGTCGTTTGGTATCGGCCTATTTATATACATTGTCTGAATCGCCGCTGCTGCGCTGTATGCGGTAGACCGCTGCATAGCAGAGAACTCTTCGCTTGCATAGAAGGTATGCTCTCTTTTGTAAGACAAGCTCCCATTAGTAGCCTCGACATAGAACTTCACAATATCCTTTTCATTCAAAGCCGCGCAACCATACTTAAATAGATGTGCCAACTCTTGTGTGTCCATCTCAATTTCTTCCATGAGCCACTTTATCATCTCCAAGTGTCCTGGGTATCGCAACGTCTTGTATGTAACGTCAGGTATTGGACGGGAGGTTTGGTTAAGCATAGATTGTATTGTGTGAGAGCTTCCACCGGCTGTGTAAAACGCCTCAAGCTCATCTCCGTCAACAGTCATCGTTTCTAGGCCAGTGAGTGTGGGTACGTTCTTCTTTTCTGCCCCCAACAGAATCTCTGCCTCTCCCCTGTACTCGTTAATCAAACCATCAATAGACCAAGTAACAATGTAGTCTAGAGGATTTAATCCCACCTTTTCTGGAAGCCCGCCTACGGCCATCTTTATTTTTGCACTACGGTATTTGTTTTCCTTAACGGCTTCAAAAGCCTCTTCCGCACAGATATTAACTAAGCCTGGAGCTAGTCCTTGGTCACTAGCCACTGGAGCGCATCCAATTTCCTCAGTAATCTTGCGAATATAATTGGTTGTGTCTACATGCCCGCCAAGGTCAACGTAAGCTATACAAGAGGAAACACACGCGAACGCTATTTCTTTGTTCATGTAGTATGGCAAAGCTGATACCACTATGTCAAAGTCATGCTTATTCTCTAGAACATAATCCTTGGCATCGCCAACATGAAAGTCAAGGGAGCATTCACTGTCAAACTTAGTTCTACCGAAATAGTCCTTAGCTTTACCAATGGCATCCTCAGAATAATCAGACAGAACAAGATTATATTCTTCGTGCTTTAACGCTGATGCGATTGGGAGGCCGATGCCTCCCGCTCCAAGTATTAGTATATTAGGCATAATAAGTCCAAACATCCTCTTCGGTGTAATTAGCGTAAAATGTAATTTGTATATAAAATATATCAGAGTTTTGATAGTTGTCAAGTATTCTATTTTTCATTTTATGCTCCTGGGTCTTGATAATAATCTATCGTATGTCCCTTGCGCGTGTCTTCCGCAATCACGGCATCTATTCCACACTTCTTTGTTTTGTCCGCCATATACTGGCAGATAGTATAGGGCTCGCCTGTCCTGGGATTAATCTTTCCAGAAGAATGCTGTGTTTTCCCGTAGTGGCAGAATGAGTTGCACTTCCATCTGTCGTATCCTGTTAGAAGTTGAGGTCTTACCACCTCCTTGATTTTTGCAAACCTTTGCTTTAGCATCTTCTTTGTGGCCTCTATGTCTGAATCATCATAGGCCATTGTGAACGGACCCCCATCATTGATGAAGTATATACTAGGAACTATTTGTTTTGCTTCTGGATATAGGTGTGTAAGGGCGTAGTGATATATTCTTAGTTGTGGGTCGCCGCATAGCTTCCAGAAGTCTTTGATTTCTCCTGTCGCCCAATCCTTCCTCATTCCTGTTTTCCAGTCGGTCGCCTCATACACACCATTGCCAGAATCAGTAATAAGGTCTACAGTCCCCTTTATAGAAAGATTGCCATGAAGCCTTGAGCCGTCTGGCATGATGTAATCGTATTCAGCCCAAGGCTCATCAATTGTTATATCGAAGTGTGGTTCAGCATCAATAATCCTTCTCTTTCTAGGGTCATACGCCCCATCAGAATATTCAATAGCTTTCCATGCCCACTTCTCACAATCTTTGTAATCTCTTGCGCTAAAGTCATGTATAGATTTCTGTGTGTAATAATCAAAAGAAAGCCTGCTGAGTTCATTTACAAAATCATCCTCATAGATTCTGTTTGTCGGCTGTTCCCCCAGGGCATCATCGTTAAACGTAGAAGAACCGTCCTGCTCCGCTTTCTTTCCATGGGCCAAGCACTCAAGAACCTTGTGGACAACAGTGCCCTTCTCTGCTTTTTTGCCTCCAGGAGATGGTATGCCCAAAACATAAGACAAAAAATATTGCTGCGGGCACATTCCATAAGCATTGAATGAGCTGCTTCTGAAGTATGTAATTATCATGGATTTCCAAATTTTGCTACCGCGCTATAGTTTATCATCTGCCATTCAGACAAGACGTTGTATAATTCCTCGCTCTGCTGAGACACAGACATGTCTGTGTTATCTATATACGCATCAAAGCCCTTAAAATTATCTAGCGCCGTTTCGCTTGCGTGTTGGTCTTTTCCTCCGAATATGTTTCTGTTAAGTCTAATTACACATCCTCCAGCCCCCTTTATGCCGCTAACCTCATTTGGAAACCTGCAATCAACGACAACGGCTAATTCAGGACTGTCTTTTTTTATCCTCTTAATCGTTGAGTCTACCCAAACATTTGGGTACATTTTTCTGAAAACGTCTGTTCCTACATATTGCATCGCCTCCCTAGCGGTCATGAACCCAGTCTTGTCTTTTTGTGTGTAGCAATCGGACCACTTTATATTAGTGAGAGAGTTTTTATCGTCTTCTGTTCCATAGCATTGCTCTTCTTTTAGGCCTAATATATTTATGCACATATGCTTTAAGTTGTCAGCAAAGTTATATATTTTAATTTTATGCCATATATTTGAACTCATGTAGCTAATCATATTTGGGTGCAGGCTGTCTACGGGAAATACGCATGGTTTATTTTGTCCGTCTGAATCTTCGTAAGGAACAATAAGCCTTCCGTAGTCATCTATATATGCGTATTCCACTAAGTCTAGAGATAACATCGCGCAGCCAAAAAGAAAATTGCCCGCCGTTGTTTTTCCAGATTGCTTTTTACCTGAAATTCCAACTATTTTAGTCATATAATCGCCTTATCTATTATGGGTTTTATATCTGACGTTATTTCGTCTTGATTTAATTCTCCAGCATCTTCTCTTATTTTTGGAAAATACATTCTGTATTGTCTTCCAAGCTGCTCCTTTAATTTTTTAACGCCCTCTCTGCCAGCTTGGTCTGAGTCCAGCATGACAATTATTGACAGAGCGCCTGACCTGTCAAGTAATACTCTTTGAGAGTCAGTCAGGTCTGTGCCAAATAAACCAAGGCTTATGTGTATTCCGTTTTCCTCTAATCTCCAAACGTCTCCAGCCCCTTCAACTAAAATTGCAACGCCTGTTTTTCTTATGTGTTCAGATGCAAACCAATAGTTATACAGATAGTTTGTAGATTTAAATTTTCCGTTTAGCCATTTTTCACAGTCTTTAATTTCGTAAATTGAAGACGGACAAGACTTCTCTGGCTCATGCCATTTTTTACATTTATCACACTGGGGCCATATAGACCTTCCAAGGAATCCAGCCACATACTTATAACTATCATCATATACGGGCACTACAACCCTATTACGTTTATTATACAATCCAACATCGTACTTGTCAAGCACCTGACTAGAGTAACCCCTGTCAATATAATACTTTGATGGAATTTCGATGGATGACCTTAGCTTCTCTCTTGTCCATCCGCTTTCTTCTTGTTTTGGTCGAACGCTAAGTCTTCGCATGGACGAAATATACTTACGTCTTTCTAGGGTCTCTGCATCAGGCTTATTTATTTCATTTATATGATTATAGCCCAAAAATTTTACTAAAAAATTAATGGTTTCATCGTACCTAACATGCTTTGACCTTTGCCTAGATAGCACCCCTCTAACAAAACCTATTATTGTTGAGCCGTAAAGCAGTCGGTCGTTTTTACCTTTTTGTTTTTCGCAGTGATGCGTTCTGCATACCCAGTAACCCCTTACCTCTTCACCCTCTGGATAAAGATTCCATGCAGTGGGGTTGTCTCCTCCGTGAACAGGGCACGAACCCACCATCATTTTTCCATTACACCTAAAGTCTACCCCTAGTTCTGAAAGAAGCTCTTCTATATTTGCGCAGCACATATCTTTGATTTCTTCTATAAGGTCATAATCAAAATAGTGATTTTTAGCTTGTCTCATAATTTTCACCAAAAGGTATATCTTCTACTTCATCTGCAACGTTTTCTGGCTGAGGATTAATTCCTTGCTCTCGCTCCCTCTTTATTTTTAGTTTTGTTTTACCTTCTAATATTCTAGCTTTAGCTCCTTCCATTTTCATATTTATATAATCTCCCCTTGACATCCCTGGCCCATGTCGGTGTTTAATTATTACTAGTTTATGTGTGCCTTCGTCGGGGTCAGAAGCTTGTAGCTCTTCATCGCTTTTGGGCTTGAATATGGAAAAGTTTGTAGTTAGCCACATGACTCTATCCGACCCAGCAACCACATCCGCAGTCTCTTTGTCAATACCGTCACGATTAAGTTGAATCATTGTGAATATAGGAACATCATTTCTTACCGCTAAATTGTGCAGCGAGGTCATCATGAATCCAAGAACTTGATATTCTTGCACTCCAATTTTTAAGTCCTCTCCATTCATCAACTTAACATAGTCATATATAATCATGCAGTCTTTAGTTCGACCGTCATCCTCAAAGCCAACGTTTTTGTGAATCCATCTTCTTATAATCGCCAAGCTCTCTTCAAACGGTATGCCAGAAATATTAATATAGTCAATCGGCAGGTTCTCAATTTTATCAAGCGCCTCTTCTACTCTTTTTCTCTCAGAAAAGTTTTCTCCGCACTTACCGCTTTCTAAGTCATTTATTGTTACATCTGCATAATTAGCTCCAAGTCGATACCAGTGGTCTTCATCTGACATTTCCGTGTCAAGATATAGAACGGGAACATCAAGCTCTGCTAGGTGCTTCGCAAGGTTATCAGACAGCATGCTTTTACCAACGCCGCTTCTAGCGCCTATCATGCTTACAGCCTTTCTCCTGCAACCGCCGCCTATTGCAGCATTATAGTTTGGCCAAGGCGTTGGCAGTCCAATTACTTCGGTTGGATTGTCTAGCCTGTCCATGATATGCTCTCTCATACCACTGCTGAGTCTTTGAGGGTCAGTGCCGCTAGCATTTGTTAATTTGCTTGTAAAGTCAAATATACATTTTTCAGCAACGCCCAGTATATGTTCTATAGGCTCGTCTCCGCCAATATCATTGAGTGACGCGTCTGCCTCTCTCATTTGTTGGCGAAGCATTCTGGCTACTTCTAATCTGCTAATTTTTGCGCTAAAAGACCTCACATTTTCAAGAAGTATGTGAGTATTAAAAATACTGTTTAAGTGATTTATCTCGTCTTTCTTTTCTACCAGCCAAGAATATCCAATATCTTTTGCGGCGGAAAAAACAGAAGACTCATCAAGCTTTTTTAGCTCCTTCTCTTCAAAAAGATAAGAGAAACATTTATATATCGCTTGATTAGACCTGTCCGTGAAAGACATTGGGGATAGCATTGGAGCGATGTCAAGATATGCATCAATGCCATATAGGTATAGGCCAGCTAGCACCGCCCTTTCTGCCGCAACATTTTTATTACACCCCTCTGCTTCGCTCACGACGACCCCTTCTTGTGCTGCAGTCATTACATTTCCATGTATTCTCAGATTCGTTTTCTGAATAACCAAAAATTATCGAGGGTGAAGCCTTAGATATTTCTTTGCAAACGGAGCATTTTACATCTATGAGAGATGTGTCGTTCATCCCTAAACTTGCCCTTTTATTTCTCGGTGTTATTTTGACATCTTTATTGTTTCCAACCAAACGCTCTCCTGTTTCTGGGTCAACAAGAGATTCGGTCATGTCATCAACAAAGCCCTGTTCGCTAACTCCAATAACATTTTTAAGCGGGGCTTTACCAACCGACTCTGACCGCATTCTTCTTCCAGAGGTGTCTGTATTTTCGGTATTTCTTGGTGGAGCAGTAAAGTCATTATATCTGGTACTTATCATATTGTCAATGTTTTTATCAACTAATTTCAGGTCTTGCTCTTCCGGAGGAAGCTGATTCTGATATTTAAGCTCTTCTACAGAATATTCTTTTGCAAGAATGTCTTCCTCTTCTTTTTTTATCTCTTCGGCAGTCGGAACTGACAGGGGCTCTCCTGTTATGTTTGTGTAAAGACCGCATATTAACTGCCAATCTTGTTGTTCTACAGCTATTTTCAATATCTCTGAAAAATCAGGCATAGTTTTGACCTCTCTTTATTTCTTGGTATTTGGTTAGCTTATCAGCCTGCGCTCTCAAAGAGTTGGGTAGGTAAATTAGTCGTGAGTGATAGCTAGACGCCTCATCGGCTATTTGTTGCAGCCTCTCAGCAACATCGTCCTGCTTTATTGCGTAAGCTCTTTTTAATTCGTTTTCCATATATCGTGTGATTTGATTTTTTATTATTGGAGCTATGATTGAGTTGATTTTTCTGTTGCACCAATCTATCTTTGATTGCAAAACATTAATTTGAGATTGAACGAAAGTAGCCTCCTGCACAAGCAGGTAAGCGCCTTCTGCGCACTCCTGTTCCGAAAGTTTGTTCAGTAGTTGAGGTTTTATATTTATCCATCTATTAACTTCGGTTGGGCCTAAAGAACCAAGCCCTACAGCAACCTCAAACTGCTTTAGGGCTTTCTCTACTTGTTCCCACCTCTCATCAAGACTCTGATATGATGTCATCCCAATCATTAACCTTATTGTATGGTAAAACTATATACTTAATATTATTCATATCACACCAGCTTTCTTTTTTGGAGTCATTTTGCTTTGACTTTGCAAAACCCCATCTATCTTCATGAAAGTGCGCAACAAACTCATAGTGCTGTCTGCCGTGAACTTCAATAACCGCTTTTCTGTGAGGGAGGTAAAAGTCTGCGTATTGTTTAGTTCCAGGCAGAGGCACTTCTTCTAGTATTCTTTGTGTTGGATAAAGCTCTCTGAGCAATCTTCTGGCGTGTAGGTGTATTTCACTTCTTTTTCGGCCATCATCCAAATCAGGCTGATGACCCGTTGGTGGGAAGTTGTGTTCTTTTCCGTTAAAATCTATTACCTTCATTAAGTCATCCCAAGCATTTCATATATGTCTTTTTGTAAGCAATCAAGATAAAGTGGATTAGCTTTGAGTAGGTCATGAGCTTTATGTTCACCCTGAGCTTGTACTAGCTTTGACATCTCTGGCGTTAATTTGCCTTTCTTATCTACTGACCATTCATCCACACCCAGAACATCCAAATGATTTTGCATGTACTCTAGGACATACCAAGAACCGGAAACCTTAATAAAACCAAGGCTTTTACCTAGACTAATTAGTTCTGCAATCTTGTCAAGCCCGACTCCATACCTGAGTAGAGACTCAATCTTTCTTCCTGGTGGTATGGGTCTAGCAGTAGAGCGAGTAATCCAATTAACTCTTTGCCCTATCTGCTCTGCGTCCTCTGCCGAAGAAGCTTTCCAGGGCTGTATGTATGTGCATTCAAGGTCTACGTCAACCGCATATCTAATCTTACGACCACCACTTCTGCTCTTTGTCTTTTGTCCTGGCCTTGCTCTGGTGTTTGCAATTAAGTGTTGTATGCCTATCACAATGCATTTATTAACAACCACTACTGGAGCTATTCTGCCAATAAACTGAGAAAGTAGTCTGAAGCCACCGTCTCCAGTGACATCCCCAATGTCTGCCTGTAGCTGACGTTCAGTTACAAGCTGAGAAATAGAATCAAGAACCACAACACATCCAGGGTCATTATGTATAAAATTCTCAGCAAAACTGAGCCACTCTTCTCCGCTAAGAATTTTGCTCTGAACAAGGTTTCCTTCACTGTCATCCTCTCTGTATGAACTAACTACGTTTATTTTTTCTAGGTCTAGACCATCTATTCCTTCTAAGTCTCTGGATTTTAGCCTAGCCTCGATGTTTAGATAGTATATATTTTTGCCCATGTCTTGTGCGTTTTTACAAATTTGCAATGCTGTGACAGTCTTACCGCACTTTTCATCGCCAGCAAGAAGCACGACTGAGCCTTCCGGTATTCCTCCTCCTATATTTACATCAATTAGAGGTGACACAGAAACGATTTCCTGCTTATCGGAAACCATTGCGTCTCCACTTCTTACTATATTGTCTCCATGTTTGGCTAATAAATCTTTAGCCACTTTGAATGGGTCTTGTTTCGCCATCTATATTTTTTAACCTCGACAACTTGTTATCTCGTTTATGTAATTTTGGAATTTGTTTAGTATCTCTACTTTGTAATTCAAACTCTGCTTCTTTTGCATTTGAGTCTATTCTTTGCTGGTGTTCGTCTAAAATTTTAGAAAATCCTGAGTATGAAAATGCGCCAAAAGACCTTACATTATAAAGTCGCTTATCTCTAAGTGCGGACGAAATAGCGTCAGCATCATAAATTATTAGAAGAGAAGATGCCATCTGTACTTGTCTTCTGAATATAGACTTCCAGTTTGGTAAATTCCAAAACTTATCTGGAAGCTCAGAGCCTTGTTTTTTTGCTATAAGAGCGCACAGTTTTTCTGTAACCCATTGGTCAGCCCTAATATATCCTCCACCGTAAGATGATAGATAAGGGTTTTTCTGTGATTTTTCTTTTGCCATAATAATATTATTATAGCATAAAAAAGCATGTTGTAAATCAAATTAACGAAGAAAGCATGGCGACTCAATGGAAACAGCTTTTTTCAATATTAATTTACTAGATTGAACATCTTCTGAATTTGCTTTTCTGTTATTTGTTTTCGTCGATACCAAAGCAGGTGTTTCGTACCATTCGTATTCCAAAAAGCCGTTGACCAAAACGCCGCACACATAATGCTGCCTCGTTATGTTTTCGTCAAACTCCTTATGCGCCCCGTAACAAAAATAATATCCTTGTACATCTGGCCCTTCTTGCATGTGGACTTGATGGGAGCGAAACTTTAAGTAAAGACTGTCTATGTCTATAGACTCGTAGCTGCAATATTTTGCCAGCCTTTTCCAAGCAACAGGCTCTTTACCTGCTCTGTCGTCGTCTTGTCTAACAACTAGCCCATTTGAGAGAGATGCAACCCATATAGTTTTATCTTCTAAGAAATTGCAATCTTCTATACATAGACCGTATTTTTCTACGGCAACCTTTTCTACGCTCATAATTCAACTCTTTGGTCTGTGAATTTTGTCTCTATTTTTTGCTTCAAATTCTTCAGCCGGGATGCTATTTCCTTTTACTATTTTTCTTGCGTCCGTTACCTCTGACGCCTGCTGTGTCATTATAGAAACGCCATCCCTTCTTGACATAAGCTCTCCAGCATCGGGAGCCCTAGACAGTCTATCTATCCTTTCCTCTCGGCTCTCTTCAACAGACTCTCTTTTGCTCTTCTCAGACGCATCGTTGACAGCGCTTTCATTTACTTCTTGTCTGTATTTTGCGACTGTTTTTGGCCCTACGCCAGACATTCCAGAAGCAAGCTCGGAGTCATTCTTTTGCAAGTTATTTTGTATATAAAATTTTTCTATATCTGTGAGTTCTCTTGGTTTAGGCATTATCTTAGTTCCCTTTCAGCGTTGTTTAACCAACCTGCATTTCTTGATTGTAAAAATTTTGAATAATAATCAAAACACTTTTCCTTTACGTCTGTGAATTTCCACTCAAGCTTGCCTCTACCTCTAGAATATTTACCCTGAGTTCCTTCTGAAAACATGCCCCATGGATTAAAAATCCTTCCATCCGGCCCCACCTTAACAAAGTACTTGTACCTTATGGAGCCGTTATTATTTTTAATTGTAATTTTTTTAGCGTAGCAATACTCATTTTCCGGCTCTATTTGCTTAGGCTCAGAAAACACATAATGACCACTCGAGTCTTTATCTGGAGATTCGTTAGCCGTATAACCCACAGTGCTTTGCATTGAGCCTGCGGAATCTTCGCCAAGTTTGAAATCTTCCATTTCTTTTGTTCTCGTATCTCTATCCATATTCTTCTGTCTTTCTAGTTTTAACAGTTATTTCTTGATATGTAATGACTGATTCCTCTTCTTTTACATTGTCTGTATCTATCGAATCTATCGAGCTGTAATCTGTTCCTCCTAAGTAAAATTTCCCAATTATTTTTTTTTCAAAAGATTGGTCGTCGCAATGGTCGCAAACAGCAATTATTTTTGTTTCTTGAGATGAATTTTCTTCGGTAATCCACACCTCAACTAAAGGGACTGAACAGTTTGAGCATTCAATGACTCCGCCGTTTTCATTATGATTATTCGTCATCGCTAATATTTTTCTGTTTGTGTTGTTCTTCTGAAATCTGTCTTAGCATTTCATTCTCGGACTCTATACTATCAAAGACATCCCAGACTGACTGATTTTTTTCAAGATTACCAGACACTATTTCAGCGGCTTCAAGAGCGTCGTCAGAAGGAATTTTTGCTGAGAATTGTTTTGAGGATACATCTACTGTCTCAAATATTTTCTGCTTTGTTTGTTTGTCTATGTATGCTCTGTAGGTTATAACGTCAACCACTACTTCAGAAACGGTGGAGCCGGGAATATATTCTCTTTTCCTGGACAACATCTCTTTCTTTTTATCGTCTTCTGTTTTTTCCGATTTCATTTTTCACCAGTCTCTATATACTTCTTTTTTTGCGCGGGCGTCATTACTGATATTTTTTTCATATTTTCCTTAGAGGTTTCCCAGAAGTTGTTTTTTGAGGATTTCTTTTTTCTCTTAACGCCATTTTTCTTATCTATAGCCTCTTTTTGGTCTTGTGAAAATCTCTCGGCATTTCTGTCTGAGAGAAGACCTATAGATATTTTATCGTCTCCAGGCTTATTGTAAACGTGCGGGGCAAATAAAAGTCTCTCTAATTTATTTTTTCCGCATTCTGGACACTTTTTTCTATTTGGTGTGGGCTTCTTTATACTTTGCTCAACTTCAAGTTCATAGTCGCATTCTTCGCATTTAAATACATATGTAGGCATTACAGGCACTTACTCCATCCACAAGATAAACAAGTCACGCAACCCTCCTGTCTAACTAAAGACGAATATCCACATTCAGGGCAAGACTCGCCCTTCTCCTCTGTTCCATCAGGAATATACTTCTTTAGCGCTCTTGACACGCTTCTAGCAAAACAATGCATCTCTCCGTCTACTTTTTCTAGCTGTTGCACTATAAAATGCATATCAACGCCAAGTCTTAAATAGCCAGATATGAGCCTGGTAATTGTTTCTTCGTGGTCTGTACAGGCTGCGGTAATTGGTGAAAGTTCAGTTTGGTGGTCGTCGTCAAACTCTGCTCTGTATACCTTTCTTCTTTTTCTGATTATTTTTCCGCTCTTGATACCCTTGTTGAGAAACCCGTTCTTGCCAGCGAAAACTTCATATGGTTTTCCATCTTTTAGTCCAACTAAAACAAAATACTTATTTGACTGTACACTAATGTGGTACACATCACAGGGTAGCTCTTTAGGCCTTTTCTCGTCTTCTACAGTTTGCTCGGCAGCTTCTTCTTGCTTTTGCTTGGCCTCTTCTACCAGAACTCCTGTCCTGCAATTCTTTCTGTATACAGTGATTCCCTTACAGCCTCTTTCCCAGGCTTCTTCATAAATCTCTTCCACTTGTTCTACTGAAACATCTTCTGGTAGATTTAAAGTAGAACTAATAGCGTGGTCGATGTGCTGTTGTGCCGCAGCTTGAAGTTTAACTCGCTGCTTCCAGTTTAAGTCTTCTGCACACGCTCCAAACCAAGGAGAATCTTCAAATTTTTTATCTGGATTGACGTTCATCCAGTCTTGCAGCTTTGGGTGATACACCTTGAAGTACATCCAGTGGTCTCCGTTCTGGTCAACTTCGTCTGTTCGGAAGTCAGAATCAGAGGGATAGCCCTTTTTCTTTCTTGTATAAGAGGGCATGAACATGGGCTCAATACCACTGGTTGTTTGACATTCAATGCTAACGCTTCCCGCAGGAGCGCATGTTAGATTAGATATGTTTCTACGACCCACTTGTTTCACCTTCTCAAGAACATCTTTACCCTTGATATCTAACCCGCCAAAATCCAGCTTCTCGCTGTACATTCTTTTTAGGAATTTGTTTCCGGATTCTTTCTCGTAGTTCCATACCGGAAATGGGCCAAGGTCTTCTGCCATTTCTGCCGACGAGATGTAGGATGCAAATTTCAGAGTTTTAAAAATTTGGTCTGTCTCTTGAATGCTACGCTCGCTAGCATACTTAAATCCAAGCGCGGCGATTGTGTCGCCAAGAGCCGTAATCCCTAAACCCGTTCTCCTGCCGTTTTTGCAATTATCATAGATTCTATGCCACATATCAAGCTCTCTGGCTTTAATATCTTTTGATTCTGGGTCAGACTCAATCTTTTTAATAATTCGCTCTATGGCCTCCATTTCGAGGTCTATGATATCATCCATCATTCTTTGCGCAATCTTAGCGTCCTCAAAGAATTCTTGATAGTCAAAATAAGCCTTGCTTGTGAACGGCTCTTTTACATAGCCAAATAAGTTCAGTAGAAGAAGCCTGCATGAGTCTAGGGCAGAGAGAGGAAGTTCTGAACAGGGGTTGGTAGAGATAGTCTCAAACCCTTCCTCTGGATAGCAGTCGGCTGGGCTATTCTCAATTACGTTGTCCCAAAACAAAAGCCCTGGCTCTGCATTGTCATGTGCGTTTTCAATTATTTGTCTCCATACTTCTCTGGCTGAAACCTTATTCTTTATCTTTGGTTCTTTAGAATCAACGGGCCATCTTTGTTCGTATTTGCTATCGCTATACACAGCTTTTAAAAATTCGTCCGTAAGTCTTATTGATATGTTTGCGCCCGTAACCTTTGTTCTGTCTTTTTTAATGTTGGCAAAAGTAAGGACTTCTGGATGATGAACGCTAATAGATTGCATCTGTGCACCACGACGACCATCTTGACCTACTTCTCTTGTGCTATTTGAAAACCTTTCCATCCAGCTCGCAATGCCGCTGGTAGTTCGGGAAGAGTTCTTAGTGGACTCTCCGGATGGGCGAAGTTTAGAAATATCTATTCCTACACCGCCTCTTCTTTTAGAAATTTGAGTAATCTGCTCATCCGTCCAGTGAATGCCTCCATAGCTATCTTCTGGAGAATCAAGCACATAGCAGTTAGATAAAGTAACGCACTGGTTTGTATTTCCTATGCCGTACATGGGGCTTCCTTGAGGCACAATTTTTTCAAACCCTTTTAGATATTCATAGACCAGTTGTTTAGATAGAGGTTTTATTTTTGTTTCTTTATATTTTGATTTCTCTACTCTGGCTATCTCAGACGCAATTCGAAGATGCATATCGTCAGGCGTTTTTTCTAAAAGATTTTTATTATTATCTCTAAGAGCATACTTGTCAACAAAAACTTTCGCGGCAAGTTCGTCTCCTTTAAAATATTCTGTGGAGCTACTTAAAGCATCTTCGTAAGAGTACATATTCTGTCCTATTTTATTTCCTTAATTTATAATAGCACTAAGGCACTGAGGGCCTAGAGAATGACCTTGGGTCTTCTGGATGATATACAGTAAAGTCATTAAAATTTTGATAACTGTATGTTATTTGTTCGTTTCCGCCCCCTACATCTCCTCCCGTTACATTAACGGAAGAGAGCCTATTTTGACTGCCTAAATCAACTACAAGGCCCTCTCTCATTATTAACTGTATTGGGTATGCGCTTCTATCAATTCCCCTGTCTGAGTGGGCCTCTATTAAGTCTCCAGATTGTGAGAGAACTCCTATTTCAGCATTAACCTGAACTGGAAATGGAACATACCTGTGATATAGACCTCTTCTACCCAATTCAAAAATCTGCTCTCTGCCCATATCTACTGAGAAGGAAAGGCTTTGCAGGTGAACGTGAAAGTTTCCATCTGGATTCATAACTACTTTACCTTCATTGTTTACGCCAACTATGTCTGATGGTAGCGTAGTTCCGTTGGGTCCAAGCAAAACATCCTCTCTTGTCTGTACGCCGCCATCATTCTGGTAGTCTTCGCCAGCCATATTAAGATTAGTGCTTAAAGACTTAGGGGCATCGTTACCGGCAGAAGATATAAAGCCAGCCTTGAATCCTGTTCCAGAAAAACCTGCATTTCCTGCAGAGTGCCATGTTTTGTGTTGTCCTACTAACGTAACATTTTCTGTGGCATATCCATCTATTCCAATGCTATACGAAACAGAGTCAACCATAACTCCTGAGCATAGAACGTGCTGTAGTGCGCCTCCCGTACCTTCGGCATCACTAACACCGCCTGCAACAGTTTGGCTGTCTGTAAAAACAGAAATTAAAAAATCGCATTTGGCGTCTGCCCTGCCAATGAGAGTGCTGTCTGTAGCCTGAGTGCCTTGTCCTGTTGCGAGTACATATACTGGGCAATATCCGTCTAAAACTTTTTCTACATCTATAGAAACCTCTGGAAGACCCTCGATATATTCGTAAACAGATAACTGTCCAAGCTCAAAGGTTTGAGATAGATTAAAAGTAGTTCTCATACCCACGGACTGAAGACCATGCATTTGAGTATAATTTGCTGTGCCCTTTGCTCCCTCGGGACCAATTCCTGCACGTTTTGCTGCGTAAAATACTCTATGGGTAACTGGCATTTAGCTATTCCGGTTATTCTTTTTTCTATTCTTTTTGTTTTTTTTGGACTTAGGCGCGTTATTTTTATTGTACCATCCAGAAAAACTGGTCGCGCTATCGCTGCCAAAAGTTTTTGTTTTGCCCGTGGGGTTGCCGTTTTTATCTCTTACCTGTATGGTTATTTCAAAAAACTGCTCTTCACTTTTTTTATTAAGATTAATTTTTGTCATGTAATAAATATACACCTAATTACTGAGAAATTGTTGAGGCCAAATAATTTATTATTTTGTCAAAATCTGGCTTTACCCACTCTATTTTTATATCACCACTTTTTACTAAAATTTCAAATATACTTTTGTCTTCTGCTTCTTCTCGATATGTTCCGTGCCCATCAAAGCACACAAAATGCTCTATACCCTCTTGGTACAAAGATTTTGCGCAATCAAGGCATGGGCGACCTGTTATATAAGCCGTACATCCCTCTGGCCTAACTACACAATTTGCCAGTGCATTTCTTTCTGCGTGGACCATCCATTTATATTTTTCTGGTCTCTTATTTGGAAGAATATTATCTGGCATATTAGCAGGAAAGCTATTATAACCCACTCCTATAACTCTGTTTTTTTTATCGGCTATAACGCATCCGTGTTTTGTTTCTGCGTCAGCGCTCCTTGTGCTAGCTAGCTTTGCCATTGTAATAAAATACTCAGTCCAAGATGGTTTGTCAATGGGCTCTATTTTATTTTTTACATTTTTTAAATATTCTAAAGATTTTTCAGAAAAAGACATAGCTCTTATTTTTCAAATTCTTTCTTTACGTTTTTTTGAACGCAGTCACATAGATAATTCTGTGCATGGAGTTCTTCTGCAAATTTTATTTCTAAATACCCTCTTCCTAAGCATTGCTTGCACTTTTTAGAAGCGTAGCCCTTTATTAGATTTTCATCTTGCATTACGGCTTTCATCACTGACTGAAGGCTATTTTTATTATTTTGCATTGTTTTTAAACGAAGGCTCTAGTAGTAAGTCTACAAAAAACTTTATTTCCCTGTATACCTTTGATTGAGTTGTCATGTCAAAAATCTTTGTGCCTTTTTCCCTTATCCACTCTCTCAAGTCGTTGCCTTGTTCATGTGAGCGTGCAGACCAGTCACACACCATTTCAGCTATATATACTTTGGGCATTTGGTGTATTGAGCCCCAGTATTCTGGGTGATGTGGGTTGCTGTTTACATGCTGTTTTTTAGCAGAATCAAAAAGCTCTTTTTTCGTGGAGTCAATAAATTCTGGCCTAAGATAGAGCCACTCACACCCTCTAAACTTTGAGTAGTCATGTATTTGGCCATTTGATATTAGGTCAATACCTAGCTTTTCATTTCCTGATTCTATAATTCTTTCACCAAGAAGAAGTGAAGATTGCCGCACATTATCTACATGTCTTAGCAAAGACCTAAGATGTTTTTCGTCCTCTTGATTCATTGTTAGACTCTTGCAGTTTTTACATTTCTTTTATCGAGTCTACTGTTTCTATCTCGGGCTTTCCTATAACATACCCTATTTCACCAAGCAGAACTTGCGGCATTACATGGCCGTTTCCTAAAACTATGTCTGAATATCCATCTTTGTAGTTTATGACTTTATGTATTGGAATATATCTTCCGCCCTGCCATTTTTCCCCATAAGTTCCTCCAGAGTTGTCAAGAAATGTAAAGTCTCCACCAACCTCTACATATATTTGACCTTTACATTTTAATGATTTGCTCATAATTATCTCCTTCTTCCGCAACAGCTTCGTCTAGACTGATTCGCCCTACTATTTATTTTTCTAACTCCGTTTACGGTAGTGTCTGGCTCTGGTTGCTCTGTCCAGTATTTCATGGATTCAAGATTTTTATCTTTATTATAATCAAGATTTTTGTCGCTTACACCTGAGAGTGTGGTTTCTTCATTAACGTGTATATTTACAAGCCCTTCTCCAAGGTCGCTAATGTAAAGAACGCTTAAAGTCTGACCTGAATTCAAATCAATTTCTGATTCATCTACGGACGAACCCCTAACGTCAATCCTTTTAACATTTTTTATTGTGTTTTTTACATGAACCTTCATGACAATAAACCAATTTTAATAAATAAAAAGGCGGCAGCAGTTTGGTGTGTTGCGAAGTTTTGCTGATTATCTCAACTTATCGCTTTAGGTAACAACGTTGTTTAGGCTTCGCCGCCGCCTGACCGTGATTGTTAAACATATCTTCGGTTCCTTTAAAATGAAGCCGATTTTAAATACCTTACACGTATATATTATACACCTAAAGTGAGTATTGTCAACTAAAAAAGGCGGCAAGCTTTTGCCTGCCGCCCCTATTCACTTTAACTACTTTTATTAGCCAGTTTTAGGTTTGTAGTCGTCCTGTGTCGGGACAGCTAACGAGCCAGTTCTAGCCTTAGATGTGCCGGTGTAGACCAATTCGCCAGGAATCGCTCTAGTTGGATTAGCAGCCGAATCATTAGATGCGGTTGAGCCGTTTCCAGCAGAATCAATGTAGTTGGTTGCAGTTCCTCCAGCAGAGCTGGTAGATGCGTGCGAACCATCTGCGTTTGTTGTGTATTTCGGAAGGGTAAAGTAAGTTTCCAGGCCGTGAATGGAGCCTGTGAAACGACCTTTTCCTTGACCGCCAGACAAAAGCGTGGTATTATCAACATTGTTAATTGCATCGGTAAGTCTAATGCCAATGTATTTGCCAGCCTTGCCTTCATAAGCAAACGTTCCGCTACCCTTGGCTGTGATTACGCCACCATTGCTAGGTGAGCTAAAGTTTCCAGCAGAGGGTGTTCTCTGTTTTCGGTTTCCGGGCGTTCCTTTAAAACGACCTTCTCCGTCACCAATAACTTGCCCAAATCCAGCGTCGTTAATGGTTTTTGTGGTTACCGGCACGTTGCCAGCATTTACAATCGTGGAACCATTATTTTTAGCGGCTCCGCTTGTTACAGCTTGTGATGCCATAATTTATTTCTCCATATAAATGGATAAAATTTCCTGTAGTCCTAAAATCTTAAATCCCGTTCCTAAGTATTGTGTACACCGAACTTAGTCGCTCGATGTGAAGTTTATTCCACCTGTACCAAATGTCTTTCTGTTTGTCTTCAAAGCATTGTCATCAGCCAGTCCAGAGCCAGAAACTTTAGGAGCTATGAAGTAGGCTTCTCTACCGCCTCCAGAAGAAGCTACAACCGAGCCAGCAGAGTCATATTGAAGTTTAGGTTTCGTTCTGCTTGACAGTGGGCCTCCAGCAGGTGCTGAAGCTCCGCCTCCAAATGGCATTACGTTATCTCTAAATCTAGTTGGTGTTGCGGAATAGATGTCTACTCTGCCTGTTGGCTCATATATTCCAACTATAATGTTTCCCTCACCGTCAGTTGCAGGGGCACCGTTGTATCTAGTGTCTTGCGCGTAAGGTGCGCCGACAGCTATAACTGGAGATACAACGTCTATGATAGAAACGTCTGTTCCAAATCTTTCGTGATGAGAATGCTTGGGCATTTTCACTAAGCCTTGAAGGTCTTGGAAGTTTGGTCGAGCGTATCTTAATCTTCCATATACATCAAAAAAATCATTTCCGTCCATATCTAAAGGGTATACGGGACTTTCCTTACCAGGAATTGTTGGCCCATATTTAATCCAAACATCCTGTCTGTCTGAGCCTAAGTAATGCTCTCTTCTTGCCGCATCTCCATCTTTGCCTTCCCACACATATCGGAAAGTTTTTACAGAGCCGATACCGTATTTGCTTCGCTTGCTTGCGGTCTTGAATAATCCTGGTGCGACTTCGCCTCCACCTCCACCACCTTGGCCAATACTTGAAAGGTAAAATCCATCTTTAGTGTAACAATCTTCTGAGCGAGAGTCTGGCTTGTAGATGTAGTTGTACTTGTAAAATTGTTCTTCTGGCACTTCTTCTCCCAAGAATACGCCGAAATCGGTCCCTTCAAATTCAGCCTTAGTCATGGCCGTCAACTGTTCACAGTCAGAAACATCAAATCTTCCATCTGTGCCAGGACAACCTACAGCAAGGTAGTCGCCAGTCTTGCTAAGTGCAACTGAGTATCCCATTTCACTTTGAGGATACTGTCCCACCATCATTTTTCTTGCGCTATATTTACCCTTGGGTAACCACTCAAGAGTAGTGTAATAGTGTTTTCTGCCAACAGGAACTATATTGTACTGCCAAATTGTTACTCGGCCTTCGCAGGTTAGGCCTGCATAATTGTAAGTAAGACCATTCCGTATGCTCCATTCACTGTATAAACCGGCAGAGTCGGGAGGACCTGCTGGGGCGTCGCCATCAAAGATGGGTACTCCAGCGGCTCTCTCCGCAAATGTTCTCTTGCTAAAGTCATACTCAGCAACACTCTTGCTATAGAACGGAGAACCAACTGCAAGCATAGGATTAAATCTGCCCGCGGTAAGTGAGGCAACACTGTTATACATCAATGAAACTGACCAGCCAAGCATTTCTCCAGACGCGGTTCCTACAACACGTTGGTGTGACCTTTCCGAGCCAGTGCCTATCTTTCTCTTCAATTCCTTCCATGGGTAGTTAATTACTCCGCCAGCACCTGTTCTTATGAAACACTCTGCGGTTCCGCGAGTACCAGATGCGTTAGGCGCACCAACCGCCAGGATTGTTGCTTCTTTGTTAGTGCTTATGGAATATCCAAATTTGTCTCTCGGTCCAACGCCTGAAACAGAGCCGCCATGATTATCTCTTTTCCAAGTCGCGCCTCCAGGGTACGTTCCTTGTAATTCAAACATTGCAACATAACCAGTTCCACCGGGACGAGGAGCGCCACAAAATACAATATCGCCAGGGCCATCAAGCGCAACGTCCCAACCAAATCTATCGTTTGGTAGACCATTGCCTGTGATTGGAGCGCCGACTCTAATCCATTCGCCTTTTGTGCCTGAGCCGCTTGTAAATTCATAAACTGTAACCTCTCCTCTTTCGCCATCTGCATAAGGAGCGCCAACAGCCATTCTTGTGCCGCCAGCGTTAAATGTTACAGCGTGACCGAAAGCTGTTCCAGAAGCTGTAATTCCATGTTTTGGATAGGCCGATAGTCTGTCAGAGCCTAAATCGCTGTATCTTACTTTTTGTCCTTTGTCATCAAAGCCAGGACTTACTTCAGCGCACAGAGCGTTTTGTCTTTTACCACAACTGTACCAGTCTTTTTCTTCTCCTCTGATAGCAAAGCCGTCTTCGCCTAAATGCCCAACGCTTGGCGCTCCAGGCTTGCTCATAATTCCATGCAAACCAAACTCGTCTACGGTTACATCGCCTTCTCTTCTGTTATGAGTCCCAGCTTCGCCTGCGAAGCGCCCCTTCAGGCCATTGTGTCCACTGGGCGCGCCAACCGCAATCGCCATACCTTGCGAACCCATAGTCAAGGAGACATTTGTTCCAAATAGAGAATCATTATCTCTACAGACTTTTCCGCCCTGTTTGGACCTCGCATTTTTAACGCAGCCATTTGACCTATTAGACTCTCTTCCTATCTCTGGGTATCTTGAGTATATGTGGTTAAATCGAACAGGAAGTCTTCCGGTATACTGGTCTCTCCAAGAAAATGATTTTCCAATAACTTGCCCAAGAGGAGAACCAGCAAACGGGTCTGTAAATACGGCTGACTGAACGCCAGGAGTGGACTGAATATTCCCACTTGTGTTCGGGATAGCTTCCCTTTCGACCACTTTTGAACCGGAACTTTTTCCGGTGTTGGAGCCTGTCAGAACGCCAAAGCCAGCGTTATTATTTGTAGAATCGCCAAAAATAGGCGTATTTCCGGCGTTTATTACTGTTGCACCTAGATTTTTAGTGGGTTGTCCACTTACTGCGACTATGAATGATTCTCTGGGCATTTTGAAGGCTCCTGTTAATTTTAGCGTATGACTGCAGCTACAGACTACTATACACCAAAATCTTTAGAGATATTTTCTCTTAACCTAGATATAATCTTGTTGATATTTTGTCTAGCGGCCTCCTTGCTATAGCCCTGTTTTTCTCCTATTTCCTGCAAAGTTCTGTTCTCGTAAAATCTTTGATACATTATTTCTTTTTGATTTTCCGTTAATGTGTCAAGTATGTCCATGGCGTCACCGCTTACTGAGGGAGATGCCACCTCATTATCTTTTTCGCCTAAGAAAGAAGAAAAGGATTTTCTATTTAATATTCCTAGCTCTCTTTTACACTCCCAGTCAACGTGAAGAAAAAGACTAGTGGTGAATTTTCTTCCATATTTATCATCGTGCTTTTGTATGCATCTCCAGAGACCATGCATTCCACAAGATTTTTGGCAATCCTCGGAAAGTTTATTAGAATACTTTTTAGTTACTGTTCTAATTATGTTTTTATTATCTGGATTTTTGTAAGCCTTTTCAAACTCTTCGTCTGTTACGTGCTTCAACTTTCTTTTCCTATTTTTTTGATGGCGTCCATACTTTCATATCCAGGGTCTCCAAAAATAGCGTCTGCATAGCCATGTTCTATTGCATCCCTAGCAGACATGTACCACTCTTGCTTTAGTCGTAGCCCCCTATCTATAAAGTTTTTAATTTGCTTTCTGCTTTTCCCTTTGTAGGCTACACTACCATACGCTGATTCAGTGTATATGTCAAGCATTCTATCGTGGTCTTTTTTAGCCCACTCTGCTTCTGCCTCAAATGACTGAGCCTGACCATCAAACCCCATGTCGCCCATGTGCATTAGCCATATAGAGTTTGGCATGAATATTCTAGTATCAGCAGCCTGAAAGATAATGCTGCTCATCGACCTAGCATGAGCGTATGCAATTATAGTTATATGTGTATCAGTGCAAGAATTAATTATGTCATATATAGCAAGTCCGTCTTCCCAGTTTCCTCCCACTGTATGCATATGGATGAGTATTGGTTGGGTAGCTTGTGAGCCAGATGTTAAAAGTCTAATGTTTTTGTTAAACTTTGTAGCCATACGCCAATCTACACCAGCCTCTTCCTCACAGTCTGCAATATGACTATTTAGAAAAACTTCTCTTGTTTCTATATTTAAGCTAAAATTGTGAACATCGTGTATCAGTTCACTTGTTGTTTTTTTAGGCGCTGTCATTTTTCTGTTGTTTATTAAATATGCTTTGCGGGCTTTCCCTTATTGACTTTTCAGAAATTTTGAATACCGCCCCCTCAATTTTTTTTCTTATCGTGTTAAGTTTAAAAGCCCCAGACTGTATCAGGGGCCTGTTAAATCCAATCCTAACTCTATATCTTGTTAGTGTGTTTAATGTCTCAACTCCTTCGCATTTCTCTATAGCAGATACAATTTGAGGTGTTATGTCTCTGTTATAGTGCATGGTCCAAAAATCAAAATGCTTTGAGGCGAAAGAGTGTTCTGTTAAGCTAACAAATCCGTGAGGCGTAGAGACTAATCTTATTGGATTGTAGGTAATATTTTTTTGATTTCCAGGCTCCTGTTCTTCTGCGTACTCCAAATTTTCTTCATATTTATCGTCAAAGTTTGGGTCGGTAGATAAAAATTCAATTGGACTGTCTTGTTCGTATGATGGCGCGTTATGCCCAGGATATTCAACCTCATCTATGTTAGAATTTAGAGGGTCAATCCATTTCTCCCAAACTATTTTTTTTCTTACCATTTTAGCTCTTTCTAGAGTTTTTTGTATACGCTTGTATTGGATGAGACAAAAGCGGATAGCTCTAATATTATTACACCACAAGCATTAAAGATTTCTAAGATTATGTTAGTGTATCTCTAGGCTTTACGCATGGTTCTGAGGAGTATTTCTTTTCAACAATCGACCAGTATTTTATAAGTTTTTGCGCATCTTGTAACAATTCTGGGTCCAGGTTTTTTGTGTTTTGTATGGCCTCCACTACTAAAGATTTTAACGAACCTGAGTTTATAGAATACAAAAGGTTAGCGCTAGTTTTTATTAGCTCCAGATGTTTTTCGTTCTTTTCGTCTGGCCAGATAACTTCTACATCAACAGTTCCTAGCTCGTCTACAGAAAATGAAAGCGTAAATTTTGGACGAGAGTTAGTTTCGCCTCGTTCATCAAATCCCAAAAGCTGCATGTATTCTTTTATAGCTTCTGCATTTCTCTGTATCTCGGTTTTTTCTCTTTCTTCGTCAGTCATCGTGAAATATTAAACTCAATACCTCTTGGTGGTCTTTTATTAGACTGCTTGATTGCACTATATCGTGTAGCTTTTCAGCTCCGACCCAATTTAATTCCCCCGCTTTTTGCTTTCCATGATTGCTTTTTACTACAAAAACTAAGGATATGCTGGGAGGGTAATTTCCTGCATATCTATTCAATCCGTCAACAACAGCCTCTGTAGTAATTGAAAAATTTGACTTTATGTTGTTGCCAGCTCTGTCGAGTTGTAGATGTTGGTCTATTATCTTGTTGACAATCTCGTAAGAATTTTCTCCGTGTTTTAATCTATGTTCTGGAAGCGAATAATTTGAATATGCGTCTGTTAGTAGGCCAATCTCCATGTCGCTATCTTCATCAAAGTATAAAAATACAACAACTATGTCAGTAGCGTATGTATCTTGTTGTGCAACTGTTTCTGTTGACATTCGTCAATCCTCTCGAATATTTTTAGTATATCATCTGTTTTGTAAAGAAGTATGGAAGCGTTTCCGTCGCCAGCAGAATTAAATGATTTAAAGGGAACCGTTTCCTCGCAGAACTTCTTCAATTTATCGACGCTAGTAATCCATACGGAATCTTGTAATACATGGCACCAAAGATTCGCCTTCGTTGCACTTAAACCGCTTGGCTTTGCAGACCTTGGATTATATATTTCTATCGCTACATTTCCAGTCTTAGACTGCATCTCGTCGTATTTTACCTCAATGGTGCAAATTTCATGTCCTGTATCTTCCTTCGAGACAGATAAATCCCAATCAGAAAAGGCTCCTCTCTTTAGGTCTGACGCTTTGTGTACATCCCAAAGGCACGAAAGAATCTTTACAACTGCATCCTCTGCGTTTTCGCCTTTTATCTTATCCTTAACAAAGCTCATTTTTTTCCTTTAATTTTTTAATTGCCTTCTTTATGTTTTGGTTTATAGCTTGTTTACTGACGTTAAGCTCCTTCGCTATTTCTCTAAGTTTTTTGCCCTCTATGTATCTTCCGTAAAGGCATTTTTGTTGAAGCGAAGTCAAGCATTTGCTTTTAATTATACTTCTAGCTTCAAACGCTTTGTCATTGAAAAGTATTTCAAATGGCTCTTTTGCTTTTTTGTCAGAAATTAAATTTTGAACTTGAAGCTCTTTGGACTCATCTTTTGTTGCAGAGCTGTTTAAAGACACGGTATTGTTTGTTTTACTTTTTTGATAAAGCTTGGTTTTCCAAGATTGAATAGCCCAAATAGCGCACTGATTCAGGTAGCTCTTTAGTGTTCTTCCTCCATCTTCTTTCCATCTGATATGACCCCACATTACGTGTTCTGCAACATGCGATATTGCGTCCTCATTTCTTATCATTCCGTATGCGCTGTTTTTGTCGGCAAACATAGATATGCATTTTTTTGCTATATCCCTATACTCGTCAAGATTATACATATTAGTTTTGTTTTCAGAATAATTGTTGGACTTTCTCTTATTAAAATCAATGTCTTTTAAAACAATACTCACGATAAATGCTCCTTCAGTAAATTAAGAATAAAAGTTGCGGGTACAGGAATTGAACCTGCGTAGACTGATTTATGAGACCAGTGGTGGAACCAACACCACAACCCGCGATTTATTATATCAGAGTTATCGTCATTTGTCAATCGGAACTTGAATTATATTTTTCCATGGCCGTGACAATTCTTTCAACGATTGGCTCTCTAACTATATCTTCTGTATTAAGGCTTACAATCCCTACCCCCTCAACTGCTTGAAGCCCATTTATGCAGGCATTCAGACCTCCTTGATTTCTATAATTCAAGTCAGACTGACTAGCGTCTCCAGTCATAACTATTTTACTTCCTTTTCCTATCCTTGTCAATAGCATCATTAGCTGTTTTTCTGATGCGTTTTGACACTCATCGGCCACTATAAAGCAGTGGTGGAAGTTTCTGCCTCGCATATATGCTAGGGGGCATATTTCTATTGCTCCCGAGTTCATCATTGTTATTATGTCAGAGTTGCTTATATAGCATAGAAGCTCATCAAATATAGGTCTAAGGTAGGGTGCGGTTTTTTCTCTTATGTTTCCAGGTAAATACCCAGTATCTTCTCCAGCCTGAACCATTGGTCTCGTGATTATAACCTTTTCATACTCCTCTCTGACTAAACCCATGATTGCCATAGACGTTGCTATGTGGGTTTTTCCCGTACCCGCTGGACCAGAGCAGATTACGACTTGGTTATCTTTTACTGATTTAATGTAGTCTTTTTGATTTGGTGTTTTAGCTGATAGATGATTTTGTTTGAGATGAGTGCCATTGTTAGCATTAGTGTTCTTTTTCTTAGACACTTAAATTCTCCTCAGAAAAGAGGGTTGATGATATACTACTATATATACACCAAAGAATACTCTAGAACATCTCGTTTCTTTTGGAATGAATGAGTTCTTTCCAGTAGGAAAGTTTTATTTCTGGTTTGTTGTCGAATTGCTCAGGTGCATCCATCTTATTATGATTATACATGGAGATTATATCTTCAATGCTTGTATATCTAAATACGGGAAGTTTTGTCAGGTAATTAGTTGGGGTATCTTCAACACAGGCTATGCATCCCATATATACTGATTCAAGAGTTCTGTAGCAATCTGCTCCGTTTCCAGGGGGAGAAAGAACATACTTATGTCTTGCAAGATTTTTTAGGTATTCTTGGTAGCTGTCTTGATTCTCGGGTAGATTGACTGTCAGGCACTTTTCCCCTGAGTATGCCTGCCATTCCATAAGCTCTCTCCTGATTTGATATCTCTCTAAGGTTGTGTCATTCCAGCTAATGTATATCTTGTTTTCTCTTTCGCTTGCGGGTCGCTTTGATTTGATTGCTTCGTGCAATTCCGATGCTTTTCCCTCTGCTATACCGAAAGGAATGGCGGTAATTTTTTCATGTGTATTTGATTCGTAAAGAAAATTATATTGTTCGGCATCGGGAACAAACATTAGATTAGAAAGAAACCAATGATGAACATTGTCTGGTATTTTAGGGAATGTTGCATTTGTCCAGGAGTGCATCTTAACAGAGTATGTGTCGTTTATATTGCACTTTTGCTGGTCTAGTCTTGCTGGTATCCTTATGCCTTGATACCCCATGGATGGACCAACTTGCATATTAATCCACTTGACCATATCCTTCCATGGAGCGTGTTCATTCTGGATTGCTAAGCCATAATCTGAGCATGAGCTAACAACAACATACCTGTGTCCGTTGCTGTCTATTCTTTTAAAGAATTGTTCTATGTGGTCGAGAGGAACGTGAACAAGCCCTGTGGGGGGTATGTCGTCTAGGTTTGGATAGTCATACAGATAATCACACAAAGGCTGATATGACTTGCACGTTATTATGTCAGATACATCTAGCAAGACAGAGACTCCATTATTTTTTGTGCGCAATTATCCCAGCTAAATTTTTTGCCTGTGATAATCCCTCTTTCGTTTTTATTTTTGCCGTTATCTGTTTGATTTAGTTCATAAAGGGTTTTCATGTGTGATATTAATTGTTGCATTTGGCTATCGCCAAAGCAAGCCCATTCTCCCTGTCCATGAAACCATATGCCGTCATAAGCCTCTTCAGTTTCATCAATTTTAATTAGTTTGGAATTGATTTGACTTGCAAACTCGGTATGCGCAGAGTAGTCTGTAAGTATTACATACTTGCCCATAGCCATCATTTCTAAGGCCTCAAGATTCCACCCCTCTGCTCTAGATGGGAAAACGCCAACATCAGCCTGACGCATTATTTGGGCAACCTCAAGATGTGTTTCTACTCTGGGAATTATTTTTATTTTAGAGCCTAGCTTAGATTGCAGATACAGGTTGTGCCACTCTGACTCTTGCGATTCATCAAGGAAGGGATTGTGGTTCATCATCCAAAGCTCAACGTCGTCATTTTCATCAAACGCCTCGTTAAAAGCCTGCCACAGTATATCGTGGCCTTTTCGTATTTCCCATTTTCCTATATTCAGTATTACGGTTGTGCTTCTAGGCAATGTTTCTTGTGCGTTAAATATAGAGGGGTCTACACCTAAAGGCGCGACATCTACGCAAGAGCCTGGAACTTCTTTTTCTACAATTCCTTTAGCCCATTCGCTACAAACAATTATTTTGTCTAGTGATTGAAGGTGATGCTTTTCAAGCTCCGAAAATTTATCTAATTCAAAGACCGGAAAGCCAACCTTGATTCCATGGCCGACATGATGAGACATATCGTGTTGGTGCCATAATCTCAGACTAGGAGCTTGTCTATCAAAAAATTGTGCGTTAGACATGCAATGACTTACTATGTCAGCATCTTCTTGTGTTCGTGGGGTAGCCTGACCTATGGGCCAGTAAGAAACTTTGCATCCGTTCCTTACCAGACCCTTTAATACATTTAGGCCAGCAACACCATAACCTAAGTCATTTATTGGTGCGGTTAGATTTATTTCCATTCAAAACCTAAAATGGGATATCGCTATCGCCCTTTCCTTCAGACACACCTGCCGCAACAGGCTCCTTCTTCTGAGATGTCTTTTCTCCGTTTCCGTTTGAAAGGAACTGAAGGCGGTCTACAACAACCTTGAGCTTAGTGCGCTTTTCACCCTGCTCATTTTGCCAACTATCCTGCTTTAGGCGTCCCTCGATAAGAATCGGAGAGCCTTTCGACAAATATTCGGCAGCGTTTTCTGCTGTTCGACCCCAAATGGTGAGGTCAATGAACGAGGTTTCGTCAACCCAGTCATCCCCCTGCTTACGCCTATCGTTTACGGCAAGACCAGCATCAGCAACTGATGCTCCGCCGGGAGTCTCACGCAGCTCAATGTCTCGCGTAAGATTTCCAGCCAAAATAACTCTATTAAAACTAACAGCCATAATTAAAATCTCCAAATTAAAAAGTGTAAAATGTACATATTGTTATATCCAATAAGAGTTTTTTGTCAATCTCCTACGCATGGTTTGCCAGCATAGTCAGCAAATAAAACTTCTGCGCTTGTGCTTTCGTCATTTAGGTCTTTGCTAAAACCAAGATTGTCTATTAACCACCCCTTGAATGACGGGTAACCTAACTCGACGGGAAGAAATTGTTTTCCATACATCTGCATTCCTCGTTGAGCTCTGCTCGGAAGATACACCGATTGAATCGGGCATACTTGGTTGGTTACAGCGCTACGAAATTCCTCCCCTGCGTATCGAGAGCCTCCAAAACCCAAAGTTCCTATTTGTTTCATATAATCTGAGCAACCTCCTACCTGTCCCGCGCCATAATCTACAGCATTTCTGCCAACCCTTAAAGGAACATCAGAATATTTAGGAGAGTCCAAGTCTTGACCGGTAATCTTTAAAAGACGTATTGTTTTTGTTTTGACTTCTCCACCAGATTTGTATCCATAGAAATCAGTAATCATCCCTGGTTCAAACTCAGTGTCGCCATTAATATTGACTTCTTCCACTCCAGGGCACATCGTACTGTGTACAAAAACCCATCCACTGTCTGGGTCATCTGGGTCATAATCCACTTCGTCAGGGCCAGGAGCTTGTGTAATTTGCGCCCCGCTTCCGCCTCCGTGAACTCCATAAACTCCTCCAGGCGGACCACCAAAAGATGCCCCAAAGCCATAGCCGTAATCACCGTCTGTCTCCAGGGCGTCCTCCGGTCGCGGCGGCAACGCTTGTATAAAGTTATAATAAAACCAGCCATACTGACCTTTAAACATGTCACCGGGACGCACTATACCATTCGTGTCAGTTGGTGCACCAAGGATTACCATCCCCTTTGTTACTAAGCCCTCAGCCCCCGACCTTCCTACTTCTGGATGAACAGTTGCATATCCGCGCCCTTCTTGCGCCAGTGGCTGGTCCCAATTCATTTTGTACCAAAACCATAATTTAAGGCCACAATCCCTATCGAAACAAATGTGATGTCCCTCTCCTGTGTGAGAACAATTATCTGGGCACCTTACATGTTCTGTGCCCATAAATTTTAGACAACCCCCCATTTTTCCTCCGACAAAATCAAATTCCATATTCACCCTTTCGTTTTTTTTAGTCTATCTGAGACGCTTACAAAATTCTGCCTGGATAATCGTCCATTTCATACGGTAGAGCATGTACTAATGCTAGCTCTGGAGGCCCAAGGTCTGGTCTTAAATCAGAGTCAAATGTATAGCACGGGCAATGGCAACAACATTGGTCTCCAGTATCGTCGGAACTGCCTGAAAGCGCATCATCAATCGTTGGGTGGGCAATTAGGACCGGCTCATCTCGGTCATCGGCTCCTATGTATTCGCACGTGCCCTTCGGCTCTACGCCTAACTCTAGTGGACCCTCGCCAAAGCGTACACCACGGGCTGGTTTGTCATCAGGGTGCGTCTCCCATTGGTAGCACAAATCCTCTATATCAGGCTTAGTAGTCGAGATAACTTTGGTGGGTTTCGGGCGGTCGGGGGGGTCGACTGGGACGTCGGGGGGGTCGACTGGGACGACAACAACTATGTTAGAAAAGCCATCCCTGCTTCCGCTTTGTGGAATTTGTTCTTTCAATTTTTCCCCCTTAATTTATCCCATCCATGTTTTATTACATCTGCTAAACCAATCTTATCCTGATGCTCGTCATACGTCTCTACAACTTGCAGGTCTATACCGGCTTTTTCACATATCACAGCGCATCGTAAATAATAGATACTGTCTCTATCATCAGCTTTAGAGAGAAGAATTATTCCAGGCTTTTTATTAAACAGAGAGGCATAAAGCAGGGCTTGCCCAGGGGCTTGATTGTACTTATTCATCCACTCCACTTCCCAGGCGTGAGTTTCGGTTAGAACATCACACCTAGCACCGCAGAAGGTTCTTGCCTCTGCTTCGCCATGCATTTGATGAGCAATCCATTTTGACCACTCAGTTTCCCTGTCTTCTGGTTTTGGCCTTATCATTTAGGCATTAACTCTATATAAGTTTCAGATTTAGTTGCTTCTGGTTTTAATATGGTTGCAACAACCTTAGTTCTATCTCTAAGCCAGAAGAAGAACGCCGTTTCTTTGACCTGGCTAGCTTTGGTGTTCCAAATCCCTCCAGTGTCTTCTATTACCCACTTGGGGCTGTAGATTTCGGAGAGGGGAGGGGTGATTTTTGGGTCATTCTTAATAGCCCATTCACAACCAGCGGCCTTAGCCCACGCTCGCATGCGTCTAATAGGAACAATCAGGTTAAAAGTTTCTCCAGCGCCACGAACAATCATACCGCAGTATTGTCCTCGGTATTTCTTTGTTTCTTCTGTGTCGCCAGCCACATAAACACCACCCCCACTGCTGCCAGGAAAAGCGTTGACAGTTGTTTGGTCAAACACAACGCCACCACCAGCGCTGCCAATGTTTAAGACTCTGCCAATCTGAGACATAATTCCGTCAGTCATACTGTTAGCGCCAAACTGACCATGCAAAGAGCCAACGTGAAATACTTTGGTCCCAATGGGAAGTATATCGTTTTCCGTGTCGTAAAAAACCGCGCTTTGTTCTGTCATTCCAATTTTTCTCACCATTAGCAGGGCGAGGTCTTGACCCTCATCCGCATCACTATATTTAATAACACTAGCTAGCATTTTCTTTTCGCCAACCCTACGACCATTCTCGACTATCTCTTGAACAATCTCCGCATCCCTAAACTCTACTAATGTTTTTGATTGACCTGTTTTAGTGTCAATTATAGTTCTGGTTTTTCTGAGTCGGCTTAAAACATGAGCTGCTGTCCAAACAAAATTTACTTTCACAGGCTTACCATCGAGCCCAATCATCTCTCTGGTAACGAGAACTCCAGAGCCCTGTCCTCTGTCGGCGCGAATTGTTACGGAAATGCTTTGAAGATATGGGGCAAGCGGCCCTTGAATCTCTTCTGCTGAAGCAGTAAGGTGTAGACCGGAAAACAACATCAACGCAATAAGCATAACTTTAAAATTACTGACGGAGAGGGTGAGCCAACCACGCTCCCCGCAGTTTCGGCCGATTGTATAATTTTTGAATGCGACTGCCTTTTTCATGACTAGTCCTCCCTTTTTTTCTTTTTTGTTTTATTATTTTGATTTTTCTTGTTGAAAATTTTGTTCCAGTTTTCGTAATATTTTTCCTGTGAAATTTTCATAGACCTTCGCTTACTTCCTTTTCCATTGCTCATATATAAAAAACTCCAAACAGTATTAACGCAACACAAGTAAAAAATATTCCTAGAGATAAAACTATTCTAGCGGCAATGGGACTTCTATTTTCTATCATGCTACATATTGGATACACTAAGCATAGTATGATTAAAAACTTGAAAGATATTATACCTAAATAGCCAAACTTAGACCATATCCATGATGCTATTGGGTTAGCCTCTAGCTGTGGGCTCAGATACAAGCATGTTAATATCAAATCCGCTAGGCTGACTATGGCATATAAAAGCCATAGCGCTCGCAATTTTTTCTCCTAATGTCATATTGGTTTATAAATGACATCCATAAAAGGCTTTATGTCGTAGGCTTCCTTGAGTGTGGAAATAAATTCTTTTGAGAACTTTCCGTAATGCTCTGCCTCCATCAATGCCATAACAGGATAGTCTGGTAAATTTTGTTTCATCCTAATCAGAGTTTTTCTTTTAAAACTATCAACACAGTTAGATATTGCCTTTTCAAGAGTGGCTTGAAATCTATCTGGAGTTATACAATGTTTGCATGGAGTATAAACACCGTTCTTTTTAACATAGCCATCTTCACAATACTTGCATTTATTTATCATAAGAAAATTCCGCTAACTGCGCATATGATTAGACTATTATATATACACAAAAAAGCAGAATTTGTCAATAAAAAAGAGGCCAATTAAAATTAACTGGCCCATAAGTATTTGTTTTGTAAAGGTCACTTTGACTCTAGTGAACCTCTAATCCAGTGTACGTCTCTTTTGATTTGAAGGAGTAGGTCATGGTCTCTTTGGTATTCTTTATCCATGTCCTGCAGCCTCTGTTCGTGTTTACTTATCTGGTGCTGAGTAATTCCAAAAGTGGCTCCAACGCTGGCAATCATAACAATGATAGACAAAATAACTCCAACGGCCTCTGCTGAAAGCTCTTTTAGTATTTTCATTGATTTTTCTCCCTAAATTTTTTACTTAAAAAAATATTATTAGGATATACTATGACGCTCGCATGGGGTGCAACCCCTAAGTTTGTTGGCGGTTTTATTTTTGCGTAAGGGGCAACAGAATACGAATATGAAGCTGGAGCTAAATTTGCTAAACCTATATTTGTTGTATTTTTAACCTTAGCCATGTTTGCATGTGCATAATTTTGTTTTTGAAATTTTTGTGCCTTAGTCGCAACACCAAAGTTCATAGAAATCTCTCTTGAGCTTAGCCTTGGAAGCTCTTTGTTGCTGGCTTCTCTCTCTATGAGCATGCCAATTATAATCAAGCAAGCAGCGAGTGCAAATATAACCATCACTGCTATGAATCCCTTGCATTCGTTCCACATGATTTTTCTCCCTCTTGTGAAAAGAAAAATTAATTCTTTGCGTCTTTTGCAAACAACAGTCCCCAAGCTGCCGTAATTGCTGCAATAGTAGTCGGCCAATCAGGTGATTCGCCATCAACGATTGCTCTACCTGCTGCGAGGCAAGCGATTGCTGCTGTACAAAGACCTGCAACAGTAGTTCGCCAATTACTTTTCATATTAAACTCCTTTACTTTACTGTAAATACTTGTAAATGTTTTCCACATCCTTGTTAAATCTATAATTCCTTTTCTTTAGCATCCAAGATATAATCAAGGAAACAATTATTTTTATTACGATAGCATATATAACTGGAAATGCTTTCTGTACTCTTTGCTTTATAATTCTTTCTGCCCACATTCTTTCTCCAACAGATGCGCTCAGGCTGTACCAGTGAGTAACGCATTGATAGACAACTGCGTTGGTTATGGTGGGAAACCTCCTGGCTAACCAGGGGCCTTTCGTAGATGCTTCGAGTTGTAGACCGGCTATCGTCTTTGCCATATTCTAAACAACCTTCTTCTTGGAGGCGACCGCCTCGTTGTGTTGGTTTTATGGTCATTGTCTTCCTGGCCCACTTGGGGGACAGGGTTTTCTTGGTCTGGAAAAGTTGTCCGTAGCTGGCTTGCTTTGCACAACTACGGCCTCCTTTTCAATTTCTACTCCTGGCTCAACAACTGGAATGCATACTTGAGGAATATCAGTCTTTTCATCTGTTGAGAAAACAGTAAGGCCAAGTATTATAATTCCAGCTACGTTAATGGTCTTCATCTTAAATCACCAAATAAATTATGTTGCCATTTAATTATACACCAATTTTAAATTATTCCATATATGATTTTGTTACTCTTGGGGCAACGGCATCGTCTGGGGCAGCAAGATTTTCTCTTATTATTGCGTACCCATCTTTACCGTAATCCATACCCCAAGAATTTCGTATGCGTATTCCGTATACATTTGCCCCTAAAGATATTGGGTCAACAGCGCAAACCTGATGCATCCACCAGTAATAACCCACCGCAACAGGAATCCTTAAAAGAAGGCAGGTCATTACTTGTTCAAAATTTTTAGGTGCAATATCATACCATTCAGTAACAGCGTATTCTCTTGCCAGCTCTCTGTTTTTTTCTTTGTCAAAGTATTTTTGGTCTATGGCATTTGCAGGCCAAGCATCCTCTGTAAATACTCCGTTATCTATTATGTATTTTAAGGCTTCTGAGGCAAATCCAGCATGATTTTTATAGTTTTTTATAGGAGCCGCTACGCTAGCCGGAGAAAGATATTTCACGCCAAGACCCATTGACATCCTGACTAGCTCAACACAATACACTATAGAATTTGCCCAACAATAATTTGTTTTTTCCTGACTCTTACATAAAATTCCTTTAGAGTAAGAAAGGTCTGATAGCCTGCTCTTGCTTTGTTCTATTTCTTTTATTCTTTCAGTCCACTCTGACCTTGGTATTATCGGCATGTCCACAGGCTTGGCAAATCCATACAGTGGAAATTTAGAGGTGTCTCTCTTTTTTAGTCCGGTCGATAAATTTTCTGGAACTTGAACATTAACCTCGTCTGCGCTCTTTATGATAGGCTCTCCATCGTAAAGAATTGAAACGTAGCTCATCTTTTAATCTCTTTCATAATACCGTTTATGTCGTCTGGAAGTGGGCATGATTTTAAGTAATCTTTATTAGCAACGATAAGCCAAGGGAGAGAGTCTCTTTTTAAATCAAATAAATTTACTACCCATGCCTGTTCTTTTTGTATGTCCGAGTGTTGGTCTAGAACTCGCCATTGGCCTTGCTGCTCATCAACGTACTCTTTCCAAGAGTTTGAAAATATTGCGTTAAGTTGTACAGGAGGAATGGAGCTTCTGTTTTCTGTTTCTTCTATTATCAACACACTAAGTTTGTCTACATTGGTTTCGCTGCCCAGCATGCTTGAAAAAGCAATGGCTGCTACAAAAATAGATGTGGCGTTTATAGCGCTTTTCATTTTAACTCGCTGGTTTTGATGGGTCATTCGGCATGGTGGTGCTTCTAATTACATAGCCGCCTCCCCACAGTCTTTGGCTATCATACCTAAATACGTTATAGCTGTCCTTATATCTGGAGTAATAACGACCATCATCTTTCACCAAATTCATATGCGGAATTGAATGACCGTTACGACCATTTACAACGCATAAACCATGTAATAAACAACTGGCGTGTGCCTCTTCGTTTGGTACAGTATAAACTTCCAAAGCGCGAAAATGTTTTGCGGTTTCTTTCCATCCGCTAGGCAGTTCAGAAGGTCGAACCCAACCGCTTGTAGGCCACCAGTCCTCTGTTCTTCCAGAGGTTTGATGGAGCGTGTGCTTGAACTTGTCTTTCTGGCTATTATTTCCTGCTGGTCCGTCATGGTCAGGAATCATTCCGTTCTCTATCATCTCATACATAGAATCAATAACCACAGAACCACCCCATCTTCGACCGCCTGTTATTCTAGTATACAAAGCAAGAGGGCTAAACCATACGTCATATTCTAGTCCACCCAACTGTCTGTTGTATGCTGTCATAAACGCTTGTTGTGCAGCGTGGCAGACGCACTCATGGCTGTTTGCTTGGTTTGTGAAGCGACCGCTAAAGAAATCCGCGCTGCTCTTATGTTTCTCATGTTCACGAATACGGTCATCCCACTCTGACCTGTCTATATAAAATTCGCTGGGCAGTCTTTTTGCACCAGCATATACCAAGTCTTCCTCTTTTATATCAGATGATAAGCCATCAAATTCAAATTCAACGTCAACTAATTTAGGGTCTATCATTTTACTGCCTCTATAATCTCTGATTCGGTTTTGGGTAAATCCTGAACCTTAATTACATTTCCTTTAGACAGAACAACCAAAGCGGGAAGTCCGTTCTTTGTAGCTTCGTTAATAGCGTTTTTCAAATACTCTGGAACCTGACCTGTTCCGGTAACTACGTCTTTATCAAAAATTCTGGTTTGTAAACCATCTGCTTGTAAACTACCCAAAGCCCCCGTAACGTATGGTGGAGGTATTGTGTCAGAAGATTCATAAATCACTGCAACCGTATCAGGTGTGCTGATAGTTGGCAGCTTGAAGTTCCAGTCAGCATCCAGAAGCAGTATGGCTAGAAGAACTATACATACTGTGTTTATTGTGCTTTTCATGGCTTACACCCCATCCAATAAATTAACGTCTGGATGTACGCCTCTTAAAGATTGCTTGAGAGGTGTAGTGGCACTAACAGTAAGTTCGCCAACCTCCGCAAGTGTTAGACTATCCATCTTTTCTCTTTCAACTCCACAAATAGCCAGATAGTCTTGAAGCTGAATTAAGCAGTCGTACAATGCCTTTCTGTCATCTGGACTTGCGCTTCTACTTCTTGATGGAAATTTAAGCAAACCTAAAATCTTTGCGGGCCATGTGTACAGAAACGAAAGTTTTTCTCTGTTGTTAAACAGCAAAAGAAGAACAACGGCAACAATAACCCAGCCTTTATTTTCTGTAATAAAATCAATCATTTTTCTTTTATCCTAATGTCAAATGTTAAGGGCCAGAGTTTGACTAACTTAAATCTAAAACCGTTTGCGTCAACCTTGTCGACAAGACGATTTATTTTTTTAATCAGTTCTCTGACATTTTTAATTGTTGAAAAAGAAAACAGGTTTCTTTCTTCATGTCTATTTATGGGCATTCCCCTTCTCCGTATTATACACCATTAAGTATTTTGCTATATAAAGAATGAAGGTCAAAGAATACCCATCTGTCGTGATGATTTAGAGTTTTGATGCTGCGTTCTGAGCATTCGTTTACATCATTCAGATAGTCTATAATCTGCTCCCACGTTTCAAAAATCATGTTGTGCGATGAACCTAGCATGCCCAATAGCCAGTCTGGAGCATGGGATTTACCCTGCTTCATCCTGACTATTATGGGCTTCTTTTGTCTGTTTGCGGTAACTATTTCTTCGTAAGTTCCGCAAGCGTGAACGTCTAGGTCTATGTTCGCTATGATAAAGTCAGATATGTCAACCATTCTAAGGTCAACATTTCTAATCTCTTTCATTTCTTCTACGGCAGAATTATAGGCTCCTGCATTTTTATACTTTTGCCTTCTTCTTCTTGAATCTTCGCTCTCGTCAGCTATGGGTATAGCTTTATTACATGGATTAAAAACAACCACACCCAGTTTATTCAACTCAGGCTCTAGTTGCTCCCTCCATTCAACACCACCATCTTCAACCCTATCCATTGCCCCAACGAGGTAGGTTCTCATTCCAAAAAGTCTATTCATATATTATGATAGCATCATGCGTTATTTTGTCAATGCTTAAATTTATAGCCAAACCTCTTTATGTCTTCTTTGTATTTTTGCCCTACACAGTCGATTGTTTGTTGTTCGTAGTATTCGTGATATGGTTTGTGTTCAGTTCTATTTTTGTGGTCTAATAACTGACTTGGCAATAACAGGCGGTCAAGCAGATTATTAAAGTCTAGCTGTAAATTTTCAAATCTACCTATAAAATCCAAATCTGTGTCTAACCAGTAGCTTTGTGTTTTGAAATGCAGACCCTCGATTGAACCATTTATAACAAATTCTTTAAATGACTTGAATGGTTTTATGTATTCTTGATACTCATCGTTTTGTTTTTCGGACAAGTAAACGTAAGCGCTAACGAATCTATCCCAGGGATTTCTGACAAAAGAGAATTTAAATTCCTTCACCTGCTCTGTCTTGTATGAGACTTTACATCCTTTCGACTCTAGCATTTGTAGGTATGCAAGGGTTGGACCCTCTCCGCGGTTCGCAGACCTTTCGGATGCTCTGCTGTGGTATGAGTTTGCGCCGCCTCTTAAATTCCATTTACCTGCATTTTTACCCAAGGAGTCTATTGACTTCTTAGTAGCGTTCAATATACTTACTCCCGCAGTCTTTGGGATATGTATGAATCTTATGATTTTTTTATCAATAGGGCTATTCATATATTATGATGGCATGATGCGTTATTTTGTCAACCGTTTCAACTGTTAAGAAGAGTCTGAAACGAACAATCTGGGGCCGGAAGCGATTTTATTATCTTGTCATAGTATTTTTTACATAAAGGCTCAAATATGTCTAGCAATATTTCATTCCACTTGATTGGGTATGTGGAATTTTTGAATTGTTCTTTTTTTGAGTCTAGCTTGCATAGCATTAGTTTGTACCACTCTTTGGTGAAATCAGTTTGCGGTCTGCATATCATTGCCTGAGTTCCCATTTGATGTGCCTGTTGTGGATAATGCTTTTCAATAATGTCAGTTCTACCATGAAATAAACTGTGTAGGAAGTATTCTTGGAATCCGCAAATCCACTTGTCATGATTTTGTTTTAACAGGTTGAAAGATTCAGACCAACTCCCTACACAGGGCTTTACATCTGAATATCCTCCTCCGTAAAAATTCATAAAATAACATCTTAAATAGTCTGATTTGTGGTGATAGCTTAGAAACTGAAATGATTCATGTAGAGGTTCACTCAAATGCTCATACAGATTATCTTTTGTTATAATTATAAGTTCAGCCTCAGAATTTTTCTGAATAGATTTGATAGATTCTTTTCTTAGCTCGTTCATTTCTGAACCAAACCAAAAACAATATATGCGGTTATCAGTCAAGAATAGCCCTCAGTATTCCGTCCCTGTCGTGAAATGATAAATTATAACCAATCTCTTTCGCTAATCCAACTATTTCGTATGTGTAATTATACGGAGAGAAATCAAACGGACTCGCCTCAAAGCGAATAGTTTTAGGAAAAAATTTCTTGTTTGTCTTTTTTACTTCTTTTAGTATTGATATGGCTATTCCTATGTCGCACCCCTCGGTGTCCACTTTTATGAATTCTGCATTTTCGATATTAAACATATCGACTAGCTGTGAAAAGCTATAGACATCAACTTCGTCTTTCTCTACTAAGTCAAGGTATCTTTCGTGATGTGGATGAGGTGCTTGGATAGAATTGCACCCCTTCATCCATTCAGGCATTTTTCTTTCATCTATAACTTCTTCTGGTATGTAGTGAATGAAAGTTTTTTTTTCAGAAAAATTCTCAACTATTGCTGCGTTTAGCTTTTTTATGTTGGTTCTTTCTGGTATTTGATTTAGGTAGTGTTTGACTGGCTCCACGCATATTCCCGCCAGACCTTCATGGCCCTCACTAGCTATTGTTTCAAAATTTGACGTTCCAATTTCTATAAAATCATATCGCATGTCAAAAACTACCTTTTGTCGCCGTCGCCGCTCAACTTATTTCGCATCTTACGGTCACTCAGCTTATCTACATTACTCAAAGCTACTTCACCAAGGCTAACACCCAACTCGGACGCAATGGCTGCGACATACCACAGAACATCACCGAGTTCAGCGGAGAGAATCTCCCTGTACTCATCAGTAAGAACCCCGTCATGGTCACGATAAATCTTCTTTACCTTGTTTGCAATCTCTCCGGCTTCACCACACAATCCAAGTGTGGGATAAGACATATTGTTTCCCTTGTTTGGGTAAATAGCGGTCTGCTCAGAAATCTCCTGATAAGCCTGTAGAGTGGCCGTTTCTGCTCCACCTCCACAACATCCCATATCAACCTCCAAAAATTTTATTATGTGTATTATTAACTCGAACAAAATTTGCGCATCGGTGAATATCTTTTATACTCGTAGCTCCGATGTACGCACAACAACTTCTTATTCCACCAACTATATCTTGCATGACATTTTCTACGCACCCCTTCGCCGGAATCTCCACCAGCTTTCCCTCACTTGTCCTCTGTTTCTTTCTGCTGTCATATTTGTCTTGGGCCTCATAAGACGACATTCCATAAAACTGAAATACTTTTTTGCCTACAGCTACGTCTGTACTCCATTTTCCGTTGCACTGGTCGGTTCCAGCAACCATCCCTCCAATCATTACAAAGTCTGCTCCAGCCCCAAGAGCCTTGCATATATCTCCTGTTGAGGTGCATCCTCCATCAGCGCATATTCTCCCAACCCTACCGTTTTCTGGATTCTTAATTCCATGTGCAGCATTGGCGCACTCGACAATGGCAGAGAATTGAGGATAGCCAACGCCAGTCTTTAATCTGGTGGTACAAACACTTCCTGGGCCTATACCTATCTTGACTATATCTGCACCAGCATGAATTAGTTTTAATACCATCTCTGGTGTGACTACGTTTCCAGCCATAATTATTGATTCTGGGAACAGCTTACGAATGCACTCGACCTTCTCGACAAAGTATTGAGAGTATCCGTTGGCAACGTCTATGCAGATGCTTGGTTGTACAGGGGGAATCCTTCTGCTTTGTGGGTCAAAATCCCCCTTGTACTCGCATAGTTCCTTTATGCTTTTTAGATTAAGCATATCTGCTTCAGTTATACCTGTACTTACCCACGCTGTATTCATAAGCTCTTTTTGAAAAGCTGGGGCCTCGCTTACATACCTGTCTGTAAGCAGTTCCTTCCAGTAGTCCAGACTTTTTCGTTTGTCAAAACAAACTATAGAATCCCAGCCCGCTACATGCTCCCACATTGCAAGTGTTCCAGTCGTATCCATGTTCGCAATCATAACGGGTAAACCACTCCAATTTCTGTTGGAATGATAGAACCCATCAAACTCACGCCTCATGTTTACATCAGACCTAGACGCATTGATAGACCATGCGGGAGTTAATAGAACGTCTGAGAAGTCTAGTTTTGTATCTTGTGATATGTTCATATTACATCAAAGAAAGATTTGACCCTTTCTTCTTCCTCAATCATAGTTGGGTTTTTCTTGGCTTCACGAATTTGCCATAGACCCGTCAACAGTCCAGAAACCCCACAAAAAATTATCCACAGTTTCATGCTTGTCATGTTTATGCTTTAAAAATTAAAGATTAAAGTGTTTGCAAATTCATCAAAGTTTTCACGTTGTATCGAAACCCCGTAATTTGATTTTATCCACTCGTTAAGTGAATTGTCAACTCTAGTTTTAGCTTCTTTCTTTTTGCAGCCAAGGGAAACTAACAATTCAACAGCCTCGTCGTAAATATTTTTCTCTATTATCTTATAAACATTATTTTCTTGATTTTTAGAGTTTGTATCGACCGTCTTTTTTGTAGTCGCTATATTTCTTTTATTCGATTTGAATACAGGCGTGACATTAAAAGTCTCTAATGGTGCCAACTCCATAACTTGACCACAGGCGCATAGTATTTTCCCAATCTTTTTTACATAATCTATGGTTTCACAATGCCTACAACCGCACTCACTGCAAATGTAAACAGGGTATATTTCAACTGATTTAGGCTTAATCATTGTTTAACTAACTCCAGTTTATGTGAGCGACTTATTCCTCCTGTTATGGACTCTTTCTCTTTGCCCATGTACAGAAAGTGAAATCCTCCATGCCTCTGCTTGGCTCCGTATGGATACGCACCTATTCCATCCTTCTCCACATATCTAACTTTGAACAGACCATAATAGCCAAGAGACTCTCTTTCTCCGTCCTCGTTAATCCAGTACGGTCCATACCCCTGGATTGATTTGACTACATCGCCTCTTTTAAGAGACTTCCAGTCTTTCAACTCGTTAGTCTTGACTTTGCGGCCCCTGAATTTGAATACGAAATGCTCTCCGCACTTCTTGCAAATCTTTGTGCGTGGCCCAGCCTTTGTCTGACACTTTGCGCAGGTTTTTTGTCCCTTCATGTTTTTACTCCCTCAATTTTCATCAGGCCCGATTCCTTCTGGATAGCCAAGCCTTCGGTGTTCGCCATCAAAATCGTCGCCCCATCCAACCACTTCCCATCCAGGCAACTTCTCAGCAACCCACTCGTCCCAAAAGTCTTGAGACAGTCCAACAGGGGATATTACAGTCATCCAAGAATCTGTTGATTCTCTGGTGAGTCTTATCGAGTTGACTAATTCTGATTCCAAATTTTCTACCAAGCCTATTATACCAGACTATTTCTTTTTGTCAAGTGAAGGTATTGACCTAGCATATACGGCACACCAGTAAATCATGTTGCCTTGTCTTGACATTCCAAAACCACACCTGTCATATCTTCCAGTCATGTTGGCGTAATGACCTCCAGAATTTCTCCATACACTAAACACGCTTTTGATACTTCTTTGACCGCAAGCTATATTCTCTGTGACAAACCCGCCCTTCCAGCCAGCGTCTTTCGCTCGACTAGTAGGAGTGCCGTTGATATAGTGAGACATATTTCCATGTTCTGCCATATACTCTGCGTGTCCTTGTGCGGCCTTGCACAGCGATTCGTCTAACTGCTGTGCTGGTTTTCCCGCATCCTGACGTATGATATTGCTCTGCCTACGCATCTTTTTAATTGTTATGTGATTCTTTAGCAGAAAGACTTTATTTATCCCTAAAGGATATTTAACTCTTATCGGTTCAATTTGACCAGTTCCCGTCATCACCCAGACTACTAACGCAGCTATATTAGCTACGACAAAACTATTCATAAGACTCCTTTCTTATCAATCTTTAGTACGATTGTTGGTATCAGCCAAGCTATAAATGGCAAATATAAAACACATTATTACAACTGTTGTAAGCGATAGAAAGAGTGTAGTCATTTTGTTTCCTTAATTAAAAAAGGGAGAGAAGCACAATGGCTTACTCTCCCAAATAAGCAAAGATTACTTGCAACCACAATCGCAGGCTCGCCAGACTTGTCGTCTAGGGGGCCGACAACAACTCTTTTTGACTACGACTGTTCTCGTCCTTTCGCAGCAGCAACGTCGAAGCGGCCGACAGATACATTCAACTGTACCCTCGACACACTCACATAGGGAGCGTAGCGGTCGCGGCCTTGCGACTGTCACAACTCTCGTTACCCTACGACCTACAACGCATCCACATTCGTCTACGATGTATTCCTTAGTAACCTCCACTTCTCTGTCTCCGAACGCTTGTGCGGTCTGACTAAATGACAGACCTGCAATCGCCAAAGACATAATAAGTAGAATACGTTTCATATTCATCCTTCCTTGGTTAAAATTCTTCATTTGACCTATCGTCAGGCCAACCACTATCATCGTCCTCGTTGTTCATATCTTTAAGATAGAACTCGTCAGCAGATTCCTCAGTAATCATGTTACACATTTCAAGAACATCATCTGTCTGAATAATGTGTACATCCTTCAAATCCTCTTTCTTCATCGGATTGTCTTGAAAGTATCTGTCCTCAATGTCTGCGTGGTAGTCTTTGCTGACAAAGAAATAGTAGGGGTCAAGCATAGTTTCCCCAGGCGCGTTCATCAGCGTGACTACCGCTGCGTTTACTTCGTCGTATGCAATCACCCACTTCTCTAGCTGACCGCACTTGACATAGTATTTATGTTTTTTCATTGGTCTTGGCATGGTTGTTTCCTTAATAAAAAAATAGGGAAGGGGTAAGTCCCGTAAGACTTCCCCCAACCCAGAGGGAGAGATTCGTTTAGTAGTCTAAGTCGTCGTCCCAGTAATCATCGTAGTCGTCACCATCATAATCCCAATGGTCATTAGTTTCGTAATCAACATCGGGAGCGTGTTCGCTACGTCCAAGGTCATTTGAGTAGATAAGACCTTGTTTGGCCTCTTTATTCTCATTGACCTCGATTACTTCATACTGACAAGTACGCATCTTGCCAGACTCATGGTCGGGAACGCTGACCACATGCTTGGGATTGACCTTGCAGGTCATCACCCACTGTCTGTTTTGGACATATTCCATGCTGCCAACGTGAAGTCCAGGAGCGCAACTCTTTGCAGGGTTATGCTCGACCTCAGACCGTGGCATACGAACTACTGAGCCAGGACCGGACTCGTTGTGAGTACCATCCTTGTTTGCCCAATTAGCATAGAACTTTCCATCTTCGCCCTTATCTACATATTTGTAGGCGAGGAAACATCCATCATCTGTGAGAACAAGACCATTGTCCTCAAGAAACTTGAATAACTGCTCCACCGATGCTGGTGAAGGATTGTCGTGCATATTCTCAAGAAACGCACACATTGGCTCGTATCCGAACCCTGCTCGCATCTGGGCGAGAATCCGGTCTACAACATAGCCTCTGACTTGCTCGCCTCGATAAAAGACGCACCCATCTTTGACCTCTACATCGCTAGACCCGATGTACCGTGTGACTGCCTTCTGAATGTTCAGAGCCTCACCGAGAGCCTCCTTGTCATTCTTCTTTAGTGCCTCGACCACCTTGCGATAATTCGCATGGTCATTCGCTACACACTTGACTTGACCATCAAACGAGATGGTGATGTTTCCGTTCGCTGAACAAATGTAATTCAACATATCCTAAATCTCCCTCATAAAAAATGTTAATACTTTACGCTAACTCTATATTATATTAGACTATTCTACTTTGTCAAGCCCTTCTGACATTCTCGATTGTCGTCAACCAGCTTAACGTAGTCACCCATCATCTTCTTGCAGTTTTCGCTTCTGAGCATCTCACCCTGCCAGCTTTTACCGTAGTAGTATCGACCGCTTGCCTCATGCACCGCTACCACCGTTGGATATTCTTTCAAGATAGACTCGCACCTAGACTTGAGATTCATTCTCTCAGGCAAGGACGGCATCTTGATGTTCAGAATCTCGGACAGAGCAACAATCTCACTCCAAAACACTCCCTGCTTTTCAAGAATCTTGATTGACTCATCCATCTTCTTGAAGTCCTTGAGCAAATCAACCATCGGGCTAGGAACCCCTCTGTTGAGATTTACACTGTCAATTAAGTCTCTTATCAGGTGTTCTTGACCAAGATTGTGGATTACCGATGCAATCTGAGCATGTTTGGCGTTTTTAGTCTTAAAGACCTTCTCGCCTTCACGCTGAGAGTATGTCCACCAGTCCTCCCAATTATCTGCCTCGATAAAATCTTTTGCCATTTGACTACGACAACCATAGACAGTGACTTTTTTGCCGGTACACTTTTCGAGTTTCTTAACACCTATTGCTACTTCTTCTGGTGCAAGAAGCTCGCCAGTATCGTCCTTGGCATCCCATCTTGTCATTTCAACATATATGCCGCCTTTACTTAGGTCTACGGTTTGTTCTTTCCAGTAGTCATTCTTATTGTAACCACTACTTGTCCTGGTAATCATCTCAAACAGTTGACCAGTCTTACCAGAACTAAATCCCCCACCGCTGTTCTTCGGACGTTTCGGTGGACGCTCAAGGTCAGAGGCCTTCACAATATCAGACTCTAGAATCCCTATCTTGTCTAATAAAGCCTTTCGTCTGCCTTTTCCAGCATTACACTCCAGAACAACTACCTCTGTATATTTTCCAGACTTTACGGCATGTTTCGCCCTGGCAAAGTTACCCACACTCAAATCTGCCTCGATAAACGCAATCTCTGGATTTGCGGTGAGATATGTGAAGTCCCTCTGATGGAAACACTTATCCTCCTGACTATAGTAGGATTTAAGATAAAATCTGTGTACCTCGCCACGGAAATCTCTCAGATTAACGTCACGCCCACCAATCTCTTTGTCATTCCATTTAACAGCAGCAACATCGAATACGTTGTCTACAGAACGTAGCGCGGCATTACCCATGTAGAATAACTCATTGGCGAGGCATCGAGTCTCCCATAGACTCTTGCACTCATCGAAAGACGTACTGACCTGCTGCTTTAATTCGTCATACACAGAGGTCAACTTAGCCTTGATGTTCTTCTGGGTAGACGGTTTGTAGCCAAGTGCCTCACGACTAGGAGTAATCTTTAATACTCCAAGTGGAAAGTACAAGTCAATGTCTGCTCGCAGTATAGACTCAAGACTAGAATCTTTTTTGTCGGTATCATCCCAACATTTAATCGAACTGCGACTGATGGGGTATGCGATGCTACCCATGATAGCTCGCGGACCTTTGTGGTCACGTTCTCGAATACCCCAACCATTACCCTCTACCAGATATTCTGGAGAATGAATATGTACTTGCTTGCCGATAAACTTCGGCTTGATGCGGAAGTATTTGTAGACTATCTGTGCCTCATTCTCCCATTCATACTCGTCAGAGGACTTGCATGGTATGGTAATGAGCAGACCATCCGGTTCGCTTGTTTCCTCAGATACCGGACTACCATCTTCATTGGCGAAAAATGATGGAGTAGGATACCCATTGTCAATCGTCAGATTGTAACAGGTCTTGCGTCCTTTGTAAACGCTAACTACGCTGAAGTTATCAGAGTATGCAAAGGGAGACTTGGAGCCAAGGCCCAAACATCCTCCAACATCATTCGTATCTCGCTTGGTAGAACGAAAATACGTTGTGTACATATTCATAATGTCGTCGTGGCTGAGACCCGTACCAAAATCTCGTATAGAGAAATGAGGTTCCATAGTCGTCGGAAGATGAATCTCAAACTGTGGCAGAGAGTCAATGACCTCTTGCGTAATTTCTTCACCAGTAAGTTGTTTATGTCTGGTGATATGAGACTCTACAGCGTTTGTGGATAGCTCACGCACAACCGCTTTGATTTTGTTTGGATAAAGACCGTCCGAAAGAATCTCGAACGCCTCTGGTGATTCGTCCATAGTGAACGAACCTTTTACCACTGCCCCGTTTGTCCTAGTCTTACCGTAATCCTGTGCGATTTTCATATTCTCTCCCTTTTGAAAACCAATCCTAAAAACTAAATGTCATGCCACCATTATAAATGATTATCGGCACTTGTCAAATGTTTCTTTATCAAATATCAAATTTCTTTTCAAATTCTTTTTTTATTCAGCTAAACAACAGATATTTGATAGCTGCCGCTATTGTAATTAGTGAGGTAATAATTGTCAAGTAGTTTATCATAACTTCTGATTGTGTCCTTTTCTTTTCCACGATAATCCTTGGTCTAGGGTCGTTTTCTTTATATGGGTCATAAAAAGATTTTGGGTCAATTATCGGACCTTTGTGTTTCTCTGTCATTTCGCAATTCGCTTTCATTCTGGAGTATAAACGATTTGGCCTCGTCCTCACTGTATTTTCCAGAATCCTCTGCTGCTTCCGCTGCCTCCTGTAGCTTTCCTTCTTTAATTAGAAATTGCACGTATTTTAAAGTAGACATACTATGATTCAAATTCCGCATCCTTTATTAAGGTGGGGGAATGGGTATGATGGCGTGTCTTTTCCTAAGAAATGAGACAGTTTACTCCATTTTTCTTTTTCTTGAGAATTTGAGTCTAATAATAATAAGTGGTCAATCATACCTCTTTCCTCAAAGAAAGAATAGGTTTCTGCCAAATAATTCAAATTGTCTAATACATACTTATCTAAACGATATGTTACTACATATAAACCAATTTGTTCATCCATCTGCTCTAATGCGTATATTCTTTTATAAAAATCGCATAAGTGATTGTTTACAACCGCATCGTTTTCAATGGACTGCTCTAATATGTCTGAAAGATACGAGTCTCCACTCTGTAGCTTACAGTAGTGCGTTGTCTTAAAACCTAGCAGATTTAGTGCCTCTGCCAGTGACGTTGTTCCGGTCCTTGGTAGACCGATTCCCCATATTTTAGTCATACCATACCGGAACTGGACGTTTTTTCCATGTTGCTAAATGTCTTTTTTCTGTATTATAGTAGTGCCTATAACTCTCTAGCGATGTTGGGCCAATCTTGCACTCATCTGGCATCGCTGGTGTAGGAGGCGTAAACTCTGGCATTACATCAATGTTCTCTGGAACACGAGCCATAAGGTAGCCTAGCTTAGTCCATGATGCGTGTTCCCTGCCATATCTATATGTGTATTCTTTGCACAACTCTCTCCATAGGTAGTATAGCCAAAGATAATTTCTGCTTGATGCTCTTGCCCACACTGCTGATGGATGATTCTTGTGCGTTGCTTTGTAGAGTACATCAGGGTGCATACAATCGTCACCGTCTAGTTCTCTGTGTGCCGTACATAGCAACTGTGCGTACTCTAATATCATTTTGACACAATGCTTGTCATTGTGATACTTTGCACAAGTAGTCTGGTCATGGTCAAGGTAAAATATGTTCATGTTCTATAACCTCACAGTCAAAGTCTATGCAAACTAATTTACCGTTGTAGTAACCGCAGTTTGCTCTGCGCTTATCGTTCCACTTGATTCCGATGCTGAGTAGCTTGTCGGACAACTCTTTCATTTTATCAGAAGAAATGTCTTTGTCAACCTTTGCTACACCAGTTATGTATCCCCAAAATGTAGTGCTTAGACCTATCTTATTCTGTCTAGTGACAACAAGAACCTCGCCCACAGGAGGTGCCGCGAATGATTCACTTGCATACTTCTGTAGGCGATATGTGTGGTCCCTGTCCTCTTTATGCTCGAAGAACTTTACTGCCCACATGGGATTTAATTCCACATAATGAGCAGTTTGGCCCTTCTTAGCCTCATTCAAATCGCAATTCTGCATTTTGTATTTGGCTATGTCAACAAGCATCTTCAGCCCTCAATCAGACTGTTAAGTGCCTTGGCGAAGTCATCTACGCTCACAACATTCTCATTCTGCTGAAACGTAATCTTGCCCAATGGGTCTACAGTAACTCGAAAGTCGCTAAATCCACCATCTTGAAGGGTTACTCGAAACGTAACGTATCGAAGTGTATGGTCATGGGCTACAGGCTCAACGCTGACGTTTGACGCATTACGATTGTCAATAACCAGAACATTTCCGTTCTCAGAATCCCATTGATATTCAAAGTCGCCAGCATCAGCATTTTCCCTGGCAGTATGAAAACTACCAAACAAAACCGTCAACTGTTCGCCTGTGAGAATATCAAGGACAATCTCGTTTGACCAACCAGCTTCGAGAAGCATATCTTTGGCATCAAGAAATGTAACACCCTTTGTTTCTCCAGAGACAAGCTGTTGCAGCTTTTCTTCCACCTTTACATCCTCTGCTTCACCATTTTTGAAATGCTTGGGATGATTGGTATTGACCTCTTGAGCCAATATGCCATCAGCCAAAACCTCAAGAACCTTTGCGTATCGCAACTGACCATGATTCTGTCCATGACCATAATACACAAAACTAATAACATTACCTTCCTTCGCATCAGTAAGTTTACTCATACGAACGCTTCCATTTGTCAAACTCATAGTGTCCTCTTTCTTAATAACTAAACTAACAAACTGTTTGAACCAATTATAAATCATTATCGTCACTTGTCAATAGAATCTTTAATTTGTTTTTCTTTTGTCAGAGGAATAGGCTCTAACTGTCTCTGCTGATATTTTTGCCACGCTTCATTTATTTCTTCTTGTGTTATTGATTTAGAGTAAAATTCATTGGCCTCTCGATTTATAATATCTTGTTTTTGTGCTACAAATGTTATGCATGACATAATTACCATAATTGTTACACAACCCAAAATGCATACTATTGGGATGCCACCATCTTCATTGTTTACCATTCTTTTTCCATTCTTATTTCTGCACTCGTATGAGTTTGTTCTTGTTCAAAATACCTGTTAGCCGATAAGACTACGGTTGTTTTACATCCACCCATCATAATTAACATCGTCGCTGCCAATAGCCAGAAAACATAATCTCTCATACATAGTCTCCGGCAGCATTTGTTTCCTCAGATATGATAACGTCTGTATTGTTTCCGTATTTCTTTGCCATATCTTGTGCGGCATCGTGAGCATCTTCCTGCTCAAAACAATCCGGTAGGTCAAATCTACCAAGTAGTTTTTGCCCATCATAAAATGACACTGAAAATCTACTACTCATCCTTTGGTTGCTCCATTAAAAAGGGGTAATAAGTCTCGTCGCCAACAGGCTCAATAGGTTCACCTGTCTCATAATCCTCATGTTCAACTTGGTCGCCAGCGGTGAAGTGCTGCTCGACACATTTACCATTCTCAAATACCTGTGTCACAAAACCGTGAGTATATTTCCTGTAATTCATCACTACCTCTCTTGGTTCATAGACCAGAATTTATCGCCAGCTTCGATAACGCGAGGGTCAGCTTTAGCAATCTTATTCGCCTCTCGCTCTGTTACATCCTCAATTAAGAATGTTTCCTTGGCTTTAAAGTCTTGGCCGAAAATAGTAATCTTAAATGTGTAGTTTTTCTCGTGAGCCATTTATGCTGCCTCCAATACATGCGACCAGTATCTTGTATTCCGCTTGTTCTGAATCTTATCCCATAGGATATGTCTAGTTATAGCAGATGGATACCCCTTGTCAAGACAAATTTTTAACCAATGTGCCTCCATTTCCTCATATAAAGCCTTGCCGCAACCCTTGCGAGGGTCAACGCCATACATTCGTAGAATATGCGTATCCAGACAAACAACTCCACAATACAACGGGTAGCACATTTCCATCGCAAAAGATACTTTGGCTAATCCAATCCCAAAGAATTTATCGACTAACCTATTTCTCCATGTTTGCCATGTATCGTCCAGTTCTGGTTCGATGATAGACTTATCCTTTTTTACTTCCTGCGTAAACTCCCAGATAGCTCGCTCACGCATCGGAACCAATCCAATTCGAGAGTCGTGGAGTATCTTAGACAGTTCATCTTTAGTCTGCCAATTTTCACCGGCTAACATGCGGTAGGACTCTTTATTCGCCTTCCATTGGGCGCGAATAGATACAAAGGCAAACAACCATCGTCGCCACTTATCCTCTGTGCTTCGCGGCTCGATACCGTACCAATAGTCACAGTAACGGTCAACCGTAGACTGTCTAACAGAGTTTATCTTCTGCTCGACATTTCCAAAATCCAATTCCATATCCTCTCTCCCAAAAGAATCCTAAAAACATTTGAAGTATATTATTCCCCCAACGAAAAGTATGTATAATGTAATAGTACTAAATGCTAGGAACAGATTGCTCAGGTTCAGATTTCTCTTGCTCATTGTTGGCCTTCCAGACTTTTAATATAACGTCACAAATTAAGTGACCAATATCTTTACTGAAAGTCCATACACCGTACAGACAGAACACCATGATTATGGTGCTTATATCAAGATTTAATTGCATCTTTATATCCTTCATATTCTCTAGTGAGAGGGTCAATCATATAGGGAAGATTTACGACTTCCTGAATTACTTGTTTGACAGTATTAGCGTGAGGGAATCTGTCTTTCTTGAAGTACCTACGAGTCGTCCCCCATTTATATGCCTGGAATTTTGTACGAATAAGAGCCTGTACGGTTATGTTCCACCCCTTATCGGTCTCGTATCCCTTAAACTGGTGAATATAGTCAAGACGTTCATCACCTAGAATAAGGATTTCCTCTGCTCCCCAGATATACTTATTGTCTGGATGGTTTCGCATATATCACTCCCAAGTAAATGCCATATATTATAAACGGTAAAAGTCTGACTGTAATCAGCCATATAGGAAGGTCGTCTATCATCGAAGTGCAATTAGCTCAACAATCGCATAAACCACTGCACCTATTCCTACGGCTGCAAATATAACCGTAGCAAGAACAAAAATTTCTTTTAGCTTTTCCTTCATAAAATAACCTTTAGTAAAAAAATGAGGCAGGCGTTATGTTTGCTAGCAAGTGTCTTGGACAACTTATACATAATACCGTTCAGTGTGGCGCAACTGGACCCTTGATTGCAAGCCACCACTCAGCCTCATGCTCCTAATTGTAACAGATGATTATACGTTGTCAAGCTCATTTAGCTTTTCTTTTAGAATACTTAACTCTACATTAGTTATCGTCACTTCACCACCATTATCATCAGTAATTTTCGCACCTTTTTCAGAAATAGTTACGACAGGACAACATCCTTGTCCACGGCAAAGAGTTATTTGTATATTTTTCTCCATTTTTCTTACCCTTTCTTTATTTTTCTATGGCTTTCTATATTACCCATAATAGACATACAATGAATAGGTAGTATAGTATACACTATAATAGAAGTGTAGGCGAGGAAGAAGATTAGGTATGAATTAACAGAATAAATGCTTCAACCTCGGCACTACACAACGAGCATACAAATGGGCCAAAAACCCGCAAAGTTGCCGCTTAAACGTGCAAATGGGGTTCAAAACCCACAATTTTGTTTCGTAAACCCGTAAAAGGGCGTGTTTCTATGTAATTATAGCAGGAAGAATGTATGTGTCAAGCTATTTTTTGCCTTGACAGAAAAGAAAAGTGGACTATAATACTCTATATGCCAAGAAAAAACAAAAAAACCGGCACTTCCATGAACGGGATAACCAATCCCCGTAGGGAGAAGGCACAGAACGCTCAGTATGGTGTTTCTAATAAAGAGAAACAAGAGTGGAAGAAATTGTATGGATGGTCGCCTCCATCTAGTCGGATGAAAAGAAAAAGAAGAAGAAGAAAATAGGGCCTCATTTGCCCACAGGTTATAAGTGCCAAACCTACAACAGACCTGAGTGCTGAAAATTGGTATACCTCGCCCGCCGTTAATTCGTTGGGGCATATACGCTCTGATATGAGTGGACTTGTGGATAGCTTGACATTTCATATCATTGTAATCCTAGAGAGTGTGGAGAAACCCTGGCTCTAGGCTCATATACTGTCTTTTATCAGATATGGGAAGTCGGTTTTGTTCTCTTTTTTTGCAGCAAAATTGCCAGGGGGGGAATATAGATTTACTATTCAGGTATAGATTATCATATACACGCTGCCGCCGATAGCAGAGGGGTATAGATTATTACTATGTGGTTTATGCCTCCACTCATATTCTACCTGCTATTGCAGTTCTGTATTCTCTCTATTAAGCCAATGGCAAGGTACACACTTTTTTACCAGCCAGTTTTTTAGTTGACAATTTTGTGTTTTGGTTTATAATATATTTAGAATCACATTCTATGACAAGAAAGTGGAGAGTTATCATAGCGATGGCTTTGGGGGCTTGTCCTAGTCTTACCACTAACCTTTCCACGCCCCCACGTTTTATTCTGCCTGCTCTAAAATTACGCTGACTATGACCAATCACGACAAATTGGTTCGTTTAGCTGAGACAAAAAAAGAGGCCCTACAGGTTCTTATTTGATACAATAAAACCCTGCGGGCCAGTCTATTAGACAGGATGACCAATCCTTAGACGTAATCCCACCTCCTTTCTATCAGGAAGTAAATTACCCAGTAGAGGTATCTGGAATCGAACCAGACTAATAGCGCCTTATAAGAGCGCCGGATGCAACCAGCTTACCTTTACCTCCTTATTTCCTCATCTACGGCATCTCTAACCGCCTGCAAAGATGGAGGTCCGACTACCTTCTCTGCACTATACAATGCACCCCTTCTATGTCTCCTGTAATGACGCCTCCATGCCCCACCACCAAAAATAAAAGCGTAACCGCTTTCGACAGCGACTACACTTATTAGCAGGAATAATACCAACTTCTTCATTTTATATCTCCTCAAAAAATGGACACGGTACTCACGTTAGACCTGAACAGTCACCGGCAAGTACCTATGTCCGATGGAGCGACAGACTACTCACCGTTTGGCAATGTAGTCTGCGCCCGCGAGGCTCACCAATAATATTATAGCCCGTCTTCCTGCTTTGTCAACCCCAGGCCCTAAAATTTCGCTAACTATCGCCATGACCGCAATGTTGTTAGGTTGCGTGAGACACACACTCATGCGCATTTCCTTGCCACAATCATTCTTATTCTCTCAAATGGGCATTACTGGATTCGAACCAATGACCTTCTCGACGTCAACGAGACGCTCTAACCAACTGAGCTAAATGCCCTCAGATGCCCCAGACTTTCGCTGACTACCAACGATTGCCAATGATGATTGATTGGGCGAGACAAAAACATTTCCCTAATTCATTTCCTCTGCTATAAATTATGCCAGACTATTCACACATGATGTAAAATTTCGCTGACTATCACTATGACCACCATGGGGGTGGTACGGGTAGTACACCTGGCAGGATTCGAACCTGCAACCCTCTGATTAGAAGTCAGATGCTCTATCCATTGAGCTACAGGTGCATTTATCTTTATCGGTTATATTGTACCAAAACTTTAGAATTAGTCAACGTAAGTCGTTGTTATCACACAGTTTACGTTTGGCGCGGCGGCCCGGCGCCCCCTAAGTCCTTACGCCATAAGGGTTTAGGAAAAAAAGAATCGGGGAAGTTACGAGCCTGCGTGTGCGGCTATCTCTGAGCCCGTAACATTCGAGGATAGCTGCTTATCCCCAATTCATTTATTTCAAGCAGTTATCAGGCCCTTCACCACCGGCACTGTCGCTGTAACATCTGGGGCATGATACTCCCCTTTACCGCCCCAGTTCGTACCGTAGGCCACCATTCTCACAAAGTAGGCTTCGTGGATAGGCTTTTTATCTGGACCGGCAACGAAGGTAGCGTACTTATAGGGGTCGTACGTTACCTTGTGCCGCTCCGATTGAGACGCCCAGAGAATCGTGCCGTCCATTTTTCGAGGTAGGGTATGCTTAGTCAGATAGCCCTCAACGCCCGCATGCACGTTTTTACGCTTCTCTTTTAATACGCGAGCCCTTCCGGCCTCACTTACTTTGAACTTGGCGTTATAAAGCGATATATCGTAATAATGACCAATTACACGACCTGTTTTTACATCCTTCACGGACCATTTGTGCTTGTGCAAATTGTAATATACGAAAACCTTTTTCATCTTTCTATATCTCCCCTAATAGATTCAAGACAACCAGCTATAACACCAAGTAAACCAATTAACAACAACCAACCTTCATTCATAGGCAGAGCCTCCAATCCCCTATTATACATCGACAAGCCAACCCTGTCAACTTTAATAAAAAAGGGGGGAAGCGGGGAAAATCCCCGCCTCCCATGAAG